ATGTTGAGTTCTGATCGACTGACAGTAAAGGCCGCCGAAGCGTTCAACGAAGCACTCTCGCTCGCGCGCGAAACCGGTAATCCGCTCGTCTATGACGGGCACCTCCTGATCGCGCTTCTCGGGCAGCCGGAGGGGATCGTCGTGCCCTTGCTCAACAAATTGGGCGTTGACGTGAGCCGGCTTCGCGAGCGGGTTCAGCAGGAAATCGCGCGCTATCCCAAACAGAGCGGCGCACAGCCGAGCTTGTCGCGCGAGCTGAACAAGGTGCTCGACAATGCCGACGATCAGGCGCGAAAGCTCAAGGATGCCTTCGTCTCGACCGAGCACCTGCTGCTCGCCTTGGCCGATACGCGCGGCACCGAATCGAAGACCGTTCTGGAAGAGCTCGGTGTTACTCGCGCGTCGCTGATGGAGGCGCTGCAAAGCGTGCGCGGCTCGCATCGGGTCACCGATCAGACTCCCGAGAATCAATACCAGGCCGTCGAGAAGTACACGCGCGACCTCACCGAGGCGGCGCGCGCCGGGAAGCTCGATCCTGTCATCGGGCGCGACGAGGAGATCCGTCGCGTGGTCCAGGTGCTTTCCCGCCGCACCAAGAACAACCCCGTGCTCATCGGCGAGCCGGGGGTCGGCAAGACGGCCATCGTGGAGGGGCTCGCACAGCGCATCATCAATGGCGACGTCCCCGAGTCGCTGCGCGACAAGCGGCTCGTCGCCCTCGATCTGGCGGCGCTCATCGCCGGCGCCAAGTTCCGCGGCGAGTACGAGGAGCGGCTCAAGTCGCTCCTCAAGGAGATCACTACCTCCGAAGGGAAGTTCATCGTCTTCATCGACGAGCTCCACACGCTCGTCGGGGCCGGCGCGGCGGAGGGATCGATGGACGCCGGGAACATGCTCAAGCCGCTGCTCGCGCGCGGCGAGCTTCGCGTGGTGGGCGCCACCACGCTCGACGAGTATCGAAAGCACATCGAGAAGGACGCCGCGCTCGAGCGCCGTTTCCAGCCCGTGTACGTGGGCGAGCCGACGGTCCCCGACACGATCGCCATCCTGCGCGGCCTCAAGGAACGCTACGAGGTGCACCACGGCGTGCGCATCACCGACAACGCCATCATTGCGGCGGCTACGCTCTCCAATCGCTACATCGGCGATCGCTTTCTCCCCGACAAGGCCATCGATCTCATCGATGAAGCCGCCTCCCGTCTCCGCATTGAGATCGACTCGCTCCCGCAGGAGATCGACGCCGTCGAGCGTCGCGTGATGCAGCTCGAGATCGAGCGCCAGGCGCTGCAGAAGGAGAAGGACGCCTCCTCGCGCGAGCGGCTGGCGGCGCTCGAGCGCGAGCTCGCCGAGCTGAAGGAGCAGTCGAATGGAATGAAGGCGCAGTGGCAGGCCGAGAAGGACTCGCTCGGCAAGGTGAGCGAGATCAAGACGAAGATCGACCACGCGCGCACGGAGGTGGAGCAGGCGCAGCGCAGCGGCGATCTCGGTCGGGCGGCGGAGCTCGCGTATGGCGTGATCCCGCGGCTCGAGACGGAGCTGCGCGAGGCCGAGCAGGCGCTCAAGCAGAAGGAGTCGGCGGGCCCGCGCTTCCTCAAGGAGGAGGTGGACGCGGAGGACATCGCGGAGGTCGTGTCGCGCTGGACGGGAATTCCGCTGGCGCGAATGATGGAGACGGAGCGCGAGCGGCTGACGAAGCTCGAGGAGGAGCTCGCACGCCGCGTCGTCGGGCAGCGCGAGGCGGTGAAGGCGGTGGCCGACGCGGTGCGCCGCTCGCGCGCGGGGCTGCAGGATCCGAATCGTCCGATCGGCTCGTTCATCTTCCTCGGCCCCACCGGCGTGGGAAAAACAGAGACGGCGCGCGCGCTCGCGGACTTTCTCTTCGACTCCGAGCAGGCGCTCGTGCGCATCGACATGTCCGAGTACATGGAGAAGCACGCGGTGGCGCGTCTGATCGGCGCGCCGCCGGGATACGTCGGTTACGAGGAGGGCGGACAGCTCACGGAGGCGATCCGTCGCCGCCCGTATTCGGTGATCCTGTTCGACGAGATCGAGAAGGCGCATCCGGATGTCTTCAACATCCTGCTGCAGATTCTCGACGACGGGCGGCTCACCGACTCGCAGGGGCGCACGGTGGACTTCCGGAACAGCGTCATCATCATGACCTCGAACATCGGCAGCCAGTACATTCTCGACCGCGGCACCGCCGACTGGGCCGAAGTTGAGTCGCACGTGATGGCGGAGCTCAGGCGCAACTTCAAGCCGGAGTTTCTCAATCGCGTCGACGACATCATCATCTTCCATCCGCTCTCGATGGATCAGATCGAGCACATCGTCGAGCTGCAGCTCAAGCGCCTCGAGCAACTGCTCGCCGATCGCAAGATCACGCTCGAGCTCACGCCCGAGGCGAAGCGCGTGCTCGCGGAGGAGGGGTTCGATCCTGCGTTCGGTGCGCGTCCCCTGAAGCGCGCGATTCAGCGCTATCTACAAAATCCGCTCGCGATGGCGGTGCTCGAGACGCGCATCAAGGAAGGCGACCACGTGCGCGTCACGCGCGCACCCGAGGGCACGCTGGCATTCGAGGTGGTGGGGCAGGTCGCCACGAATGGCAATGGTGCGGCGGCGCCTGGAGATGTCGTGGGCTCGAGCGCCGGAGCGGGACGCTGAGCGCTCCGAGCCTGGCCGACGACGAGCGCTGGATCGCGGAGGCGCTCGTCGTCGCGCGCGAAGCGGCGAGCGCCGGTGAGGTGCCCGTCGGCGCGATCGTCGTGCGCGAGGGCGTGGCGATCGCGCGCACCGGTAATAGAACAGTGCGCGATCAGGATCCAACTGCGCACGCCGAGGTGCTCGCGCTTCGCGAGGCTGCGGCAGCGCTTGGCACGTGGCGCCTCACCGACTGCGTGCTCTACGTGACGCTCGAGCCGTGCGCGATGTGCGCGGGAGCGAGCGTGCTCGCGCGCGTGAAGGGCGTGGTGTTCGGCGCGTGGGACGACAAGGCGGGGATGGCGGGATCGGTGGAGGATTTGCTGCGACATCCTGCGCTCAATCACCGGCCGCAGGTGCGGGGTGGCGTGTGCGCCGAGCAGTGCGGCGCGCTCTTGCGCGAAATGTTCTCGACGCGGCGGGCGACTTCCGTTGACTCGACTCTCGCGGACCAATAGTTTTTACGGCTGCCTGGACAGGTGGCCGAGTGGCTGAAGGCACCGGTCTCGAAAACCGGAGAACGGGCAACCGTTTCGTGAGTTCGAATCTCACCCTGTCCGTACTTAGCTCGCTTCACCTCATGTAATACTTGAGCGGTGGTCACGGAAGTGGTCACCGCTCTGTCTTTCTAGCCGCTTTTCGCTCGGCGTCTCGCTTGGTGGACATACCCTCCCATCGGTCGCGTTCCTGACTTTGCGGGATGAATCGCCCGTAGACCTTGAGCGCGAGGATGCCGTTGACGTGGCCGAGCTGTCGGGCCACCGCCTCGATGGGCCACCCCGAGCGCACTGCGCGCACCGCCCACGTGTGGCGAGCATCGCGCATCGTGTAGCCGCGAAGGATGGGGTAGGTGCCCACGAGCTTCTCCACTGCGGCGTTGTGCGCCGTGAGCGCGCGGAAGCGGTCCGGGATGTCATCGAAGAGGCGCGCCCCGGGGAGGCGGCGGCGGAGCTGCGCTTCCACATACGGCCACGCCCAATCCGTCACGCGCACCACGCGGTCCCGCGGGGTTTGCGTCTTGGTTCCCCGCGCGCGAATTTCTCGTGTATCCCGGAACACATCGCGCACCGTGATGGTAAGCGCCGTGCTCACCTCGATCCCGCTCCCCGGCAGGAGCGCGGAAAAGTTCCGGTATGATCCGGGTTGCGCCTCCGCGAGCGCGATGGCCTCATCGGTCTCGATGTGATGGTCGCGCGGCTTCCCGGGTGAGGGCGCCTCCACGGCGTGGAAAGGGTCCGTCGCGAGGATGCGCTTGGGACGCACGAGCCATGAGATGAACCGATGCGCGCCGATAGCGCGATTGCGAACGGTGTTGGGCTCGTCTTCCTCCATGCCATCCAACCACTCTTGGATGTAGTCCGTGGTAAGGCGCGAGCTCGGGAACGGCTCACCCTCGGGAATAAGAAGCCTCACCGAGCTGAGGTAGCCCTTCGCGGTGGTGGGTGCCACTTTCTTCCGTCGCTCTTCATCGCCCTCTCCCATCGTGAGTCGCCGCCGCCACTCGTCCACGAGCGGCTCCACGTTCACATCCGAGAGTGAGGCGAGGAGCTCCGCGAGTGTGTCTCGCGTATCCGCCTCCCACACCTCCAAGGGGGAGAGGCGCTTTTCCGCCATCGCGGTGTAGAGCTCACGATACTTGAGCTGCTCGCGCACCTTCTCCACGGTGCGCGCAACAGCGTTAGCGCTCCCTTTGTCGCGCGTCTCGGTGGAACGGTCCACCGGCTTGCCATCGGCGCCGTAGAGGCGCACTTGCCATGTCTTGGCGCCCGCCTTCCGAAACGGTTTCATGCCTTCCTCCTAGATGCGCTGCACCGAGCGCGAAAAGAAAGCCCGCACTACCGCGGGCTCATACCGTCCGATGACTCCCGATTGCGGACACCCCGAGCGCTGCACCGTTCGCTCGCTCTTGCGGATGTACTGCGCCACCATCGCCGTCGTCCATAGTGTGTCATCCGGGAGCGCGTCTCCCGGTCGCCATGCGGCCATCTAGGCTACTCTCCTCTTGAGCTCATCGAGCTCGCGGGCGAGCGCCAGCCGCGCCGCGCGCTCGATGCGGAGCTGGCGCGTGAGCACGCGCGCCTTGGCCTCCGCCTTGGTTGTATGGTTCCGCACGCGCGCCTCGCGCACGCGGTCCGTCTGACTGCGCCATCTCTGCGCGGCCTGTCGCTGCATCTCTCGGCATCGGGCGCACCGCTTGGAATAACCGCCGCCGCTCTTCGAGAAGCGGTTTTGCGGTTGCGGGGCGCCCTTGGATGGACACCCCGAACCGTTGCACACCTTCATCATGCTGCGGCCTCCTCGGGGAGGACACCGGCCAGCGGCGTGCACGCGAGCTCCGCCATCCGCTCGCGTTCCGCGAGCCCACCGCGCGCCGCATCGTACTCCGCGGGCCACTCGCCAGCCTTGCGCGCCATGTCTCGCATCACTTCGCTCCACACGGCCTCAAATACTTTGCGGTCCTCACCATGGAGCGCTTTGTAGGCGCGGAGGTCGAAGCCCGCGGCATCCAACACCTTCTTGAGCGAGACCGCCCATCGGAGGTTGCGCCTGAGTCCATCGGCAAGGTCCGCCTCGCTCTCCGCGAGTGCGTCCACCGCTTCCCGCTCCACGCACGCGCGGCACGTCGTGGAGTAGCGGATGCCATCGGCGCACTCGTGCGCCTCGAAGTCCGCGAGCTTGCGCTTTTCCTTGCACTCCCGGCACCGCCGCACGCCGCCATCGCGGAGCGCGCGGCGCCTCGCGAGCTCCTCTTCCACGCGGCACCGTTTACACGAGGTGCGGAGTCCGCCGTAGCCGTCCGGCGAGAAGTCGTCCACGGTGAGCTCCACGCCACCGGGATGGAGCGGTCCGGCGCATACGCGCGTCTCGATCACTGGCGAACCTCTGCCGTGGCGAACCCGATGAGGCGTTGGTCTCGGTTGATGAGCTCATCGATGTCCCGAAGCTGGCGCTCCACGTCTGCCCACGCGGCGATGTCGCGCTCGGCGCCGCCGAGGAACGCCTCGTAGCGCGCATCACTGTAGGCCATCGCTTCGAGCACCGGCACCGCGGGGCGCGGCGGCTTGGCGTTGTTGTGAAGCTCCACGAGGATGAGGCTCTTGAGCTTCTTTCTTTTCGCGTCCCACGTTTGCACGCGCGCGTAGAGCGTGGCGTTGAGGTTCCACAAGCGCCGCCGCTCGGCGTGGAGCTCCTCGATGGAGCCCACGCCGATACGGGCTTCTAGCTCGGCTCGCGCCGTGTTAGAAGGGGAGGTCATCGTCCTCGTCATCCAGCGCGCCGCGGAAGTCCTCGAAATCCGTGTCCTTGCTCATGTTCCTACGGATGCCTTCGGTGAGGCCCTTGGTGTCACGTGCGCGCGGGGCTCCGCCGCCGTTGCCGTTCCCGCTCGGTGAGCCGAGCATGAGAAGCGTGCCACCAAAACCGTTGATGACGATTTCGGTGGTATAGCGGTCGTTGCCGTCTTTGTCCTGCCACTTCCGGTTGGCCATCTTGCCCTCCACATAGAGCTTGTCGCCCTTGTGGACGTACTGCTCCACGATTTCCGCGAGCTTATCCCACACCACCACGCGCACCCATTCCGTGCGCTCTTGCTTGTTGCCGTCCTTGTCCTTCCACTCCTCGCTCACGCCGATGGAGAAGGTTGCCACGCGCGCGCCGCCCGTCGTGGAGCGTACCTCGGGGTCACTTCCGAGGTTGCCGATGAACGTGCACTTATTGAGTCCGCGAGCCATGGTCGCTGTCCTTGGGTTGTTGTCGTTGGTTGGTATTACGCTGCCGCCGCGGCGCCATCCGCGGTCTTGCTCGCGCGCCGCTCGATCTTCGCGCGGAGATTCTTGATGGCCTTCTCGATGTCTGCGGGGCCGAGAATCTTGTCCTCCTTGAGCCACTCCTCCACCTTCTCGCGCTCTTCATTCGTGATGCCGTTGTTTGCGTCATCCACGATGGAGAGGAGCTCGGTCACGAGCTTGTCCATGAGTCCCATCTCGGGCTCGCTCGCGGCGGGCGCCTCCTTCGGTGCGAGCTCGGCGCCGCTCTTGAGCCAGCGGAGGAGCTCCGCCGCCGTCTCGGCCTTAGTGAGGTCCACGAGGCGCCCATCAAAGAGGCTCGTGCGGTCCTTCGAGCTCGCGGCCATGTGGTCCATCTGTAGCTCCCACATCACCGAAAACTCATACTCCATCCCGTCTCGCTGAATGGGCGCGGTGCCTAGCTTCTTGGGCTCCTGCTTGCCGCGAGCGTTCTCTGTGAGCACGTACTCCGTTTTGGTGCGGAGCGTGGAGATGATGTGCACGGGCGCCGCGAGGAGCGCCGCCTTAAACGCCTCGTGTTCCTTAGTAAACGCGGCCCAATTCGTGTACGAATTGCTGTTGCCGCGCGCGTCCTTCGCTTCCTTTCGCGAGAGGATGCCACCATCGCCCGCCCATTGGTGCGAGAGCGAGTCGATGATTACCACCTTGAATCCCGCCGCCACCGCGGTGTCAATGGCTTCCATGTAGCGCGCCGAGGTGAAGGGCGCCCCGAGCGTCAGCGTGTCGAAGTCGTAGCGGTCCGCGTAGAGCGAAGCGGAGCCGTTCTCACTGTCGATGACCGCCACGCGGCCACCTTCGGCAACGGCGATGCGAGTCGCGAGGGCGAGCGCGCCCTCCGTCTTGCCCGAGCCCGCGGGGCCCTGCATGCCGAGCTTAAGCTTGACTTGCTCCTTAGTTGCCTTCTTGAATTGCATAGCTCTCTCTCCTTGGGTTGGTCTACTGCTGCTGTTGCGCGTGGATGTTGATGAGCGCCTCGATCCCCGCCGCCACGCGGGTGGCGTTCACGATGTGCCGCGCCATCATCTCGGCCCCCTGCGCCGAGAGGCCATCACACATCCCCTTGGCGCCGTAATTCAACGCGAGCTCGTAGATGGCCCGGACATCGTTGAGGCTCACCGGAAACGGGAGCATCAACGGGGCGGGGGCTACCTTTGCGGGCGCCTTCGGCGCTCCGAAGTGGTCATCACACATCCGGCGTACTTCCTCGGGGTCTAGGTTCGGCATTGCTGGCGCGTTCTCCGGGCGTTAGGTTCGAGAGTCCTCACGGGGCGCCATCCCCGCGGCGGACATTCTTGGGTTGTAGCCCCTCGTGCGGCGGTATCCGCGCGGGGGGCGCTTCTTTTAGCCCCCCATCGCCGCGCCGAACACCTTGAGGTAGTCATCGGGATCACACCCGCCATCCTTGATGGCTCGCTCGATGTCGGCTCTACAGTCCTCGTGCACCTCGCCAAGCTCGGGGAGCGAGTCCACCGGCTCTCCCTTGAGAAATCGCCCACCACACACGCCGCATCGCGGCCTACGTGGGCTTGCTGGTGAGGGGCTCATCCGCGGCCCCCCGGGCGTAAAATTTTGCCCACCACGTGCCGTACTCCTTGGGTTGGGGTTGTCCAACACGCTGGCAAGGCGTAGGTTTTGACCCGCCAACGTGTTCCGGGTGGCGTATCGTTGTCCCATGGGCTACATCTCGCGCCCATGCGACCAACGCCACCACCGTAAACGGCGCCGCGCTACTCGTGCGGCCCGCTTGAAAGACAATTGTATTGTCTAATGGGCAACGTGTCAAGCCCTATGGGCTGACTTCCACGCACGAGAGGAGCATCATGGAAAAAGAGACACTCGGGGCGCGGCTGTTCCTCGCCCACAACGCGGTGGAGCGGCGCCTCGGGCGCAAGGTGAGCTTCGCGGAGCTCGGGGCGATGATCGCGAAGGAAGAGGGGCGCGAAGACGCCAAGGGAAAGCCGATGCCGTACTCGGGGGGCAACGTGCTCCGCTGGGAGCGCGACCAAAAGCGCCCGAGCTTCGAGGCGGTGGCCGCGCTGGCACGACTCGCGGGGATGCGAGGCGGCTTTCTCGTGTTCAATGAGCGGGACGGAGACGAAAGCGCCACGGGGAGCTCTCCGATGCAAGAGCTCCCCGTGGAGACCTACGAACGGATTGAGCCGCGGCGGAAAGCCGTGGGCGAGACGCCGCGCGGCGCGAAGAGCCCGCGAGCTACCGCGCCTAGTCGCTCACGAGTTGTAAAGAAAAAGGGCCGCTAGGACGCCGCGTGTCGGGGCCGAGCTCGTGGAGGAGCCGCCCCGCGCGCTCGAAGTTTCCCGCCTCTTCCAAGAGATGGAAGAGCCGCTCATCGATGAACGCCTCCATCACGCGCCGCCCGTCTGGCGCTACTGCTATGACCTTGACCGCCCCCGCGAAGGTGTCTCGGTCCGCGTAAAGCCCAACGGGGAGAGGCTTCTTACGTGGCGGGAGGATGAACGGTGGACTTGTCATTAAAGCCTTCTCATCTTTGGGTTTAGCGTACAGCGCAAAGAACCCTTGGCGCTCGGATTACACGAAAAACACCCGCCTTGGCAACGCCGCGGCGGGTGTTTCTTGCATTCGTGGGGCGAAGGTGACTTAGCGCACGGCTACGGGGTGCGCCCGAGCGCGGGCATGGAGAACAAATTGGCGCGTAGGCCTCCCGCGTGGCGCCACACGAACGCCTCCGCGGCTTGCGGCTCCCCGATGTAGCCCTTGCGGTAGTGCCACGCATCCGTCCCGGAGAGCGCTTGGAGTGTGCGGATGCGGACTCCGTTGTGGCTGTCCACCGGGGTGGAGTCCTTCACCTTCGAGGTGTGGAAGTGTCCCGTGTGCACCTCGCGGTACACGCTCGCGGCCCACATCGCGGGCACCTCGTGAGCCATGATGAGCGGGAGCTTGTGGTGCGGCTCATCCTTGCCATGCGTGTAACCCACGAGGTTCCGCCCATAGAGCGCGTACTTCCGAAGGCGCGGCGTGTTGTCCACGCTCACGCGCTCGTCGTTCGCGTACTCCGCGGCAAGCACCTCTCCGAGCATGAACGCGAGGAGCTCATCGTGATTGCCGGGAACAATGAGGACGCGAACCTTGGGCGCCACACGCGCGGCTTCCGCAATGGCCCACGAGGCGAAGCCACGCCCGCGGCGAAACATCTTGTGGAGGCGCGTGTCTCGGTCCTGCGGCGTACCGGAGGTGGTGGTGCCGCCCGCGGTGTCGTAGTGGAAAAAGTCATTGCCGAACACGAGCACCACTTCATCGAGCCGGTAGAGCTGCGCTTGCGCCACGAGGTCACGGACCGCTTCACGCGCGAGACGTTCCGCGATGCGGCTGTCGTAGTCGCTTCCCGTCTCCTCGGCCCACGCGAGCTTTCCGATGTGGACATCGGTGAGCACCACTTCCAACGTGTGCGGCTCGTCGAAGCTTGCACGCGGGAGCTGCACGGGCGCGAGCTTCGCGCGGCGCGTGGCGTCCACCTTCACATCGCGCGCCACGTGCGCGCGTATCTGCGCGAGGATGGCGGCTGTGTCGGGGCGCACCAAGGTTGCCTTCACTTGGAAGAGCGCCTCCACGAGGATTTCTCCCGTGACCGGATGTTTGGCGCCCATCTCCCACTTGTTGACGATGAATCGCTCCACCGCCCACTCTTCGCGCTCTACCTTCGCCGCATCAAGGAGCTCATCGAGTGTTGTGATGCGGGCGCGTGGTGGGAGCGCCACCGTCTTGGCGCGAAGGCTCGCGTCGGGAGAGGCCGCTCGGCTGCCGTGCGCTGTTGCCGCGGCCTTCCACTTCGCCCCGAGATCCGGGTTGCGGCGTTTCGCGATTTCAAGCGAGGCGGGCGTGGTGCCCATGTGACTCGCGAGAAGGCGGATGTCCGGCCCGTGCTCGCGCACGAGTGCGAGGAGCTCATCCTCTCGGCCATGGAGCCATCGCGGCGCCATTACGATGGCTCCGAGTTGACGTGCACCCATTCATCGAGCCGCTCGATGCAGTAGGCGTAGCCCGAGATGTCCACGATGTTGTCTCGCTTTCCTTTGTGAGCATCGCGAACCGTTTTCATCCAGATCATTGCGAGCGCCACGAGGCGCGGCGTGATGGGCACGCCAAAGAGCACCTCCCAGCCCTTCGCGATTTTCGAGAAATTGGGATACGGGTGGTCGTAGGAATCGTTGCGCTCCCCGCCATGGCCCGCGAGCGCGTAGGCTTCGTGGAGGATGGAATCGTGGCTCGTAACCGCTGGCACATCATCCGCCGCGGAGAGCGCGAGCTTGGGCGTTTCCATCATGCCCATCGAGCTCGCACGGTAGAAGCGCTTGCCCATGAGGACAGCTAACCGCGCTTCGATACCCGAGCCTTTCGATTTCTCCCATCCATCCAGCACGGCCACCGCATCGGCAAGTGTGACTGTCTGGAGGTTTGCCGCCACCATCTCTGCGAGGAGCGGGTGGCCGTAGTCGCACACGTCGTTGTACGGGTCGAAGGGGCGGTCATAGTGTCGATACCACACCGCGGCGTTAGTGTCGAAGGGCGTCGTGACTACCCATCCCGCGGCTCGCCACCGCTCCGCTGCTTCCTCAAACGCTGCCACGTTGTAGTGTTCGCGGCCCGTCATCGGGCCCATGATGTAAACGCGCGCCATGAAGTCGAGCTCCTTGGGTTGCTACTTGGTGAGAATGAGAGTGAGCAGAGCGCCAGCGCCGACGCAGACGGCGCCAACCTTGAGCGTCTTGAGGCGCGAGATGCGCCGAGCGTTCGCCACTTCCTCGGCGTCAACCACGAGGCGGGCGTTGAGGTCCGTGATAGATGCGTCACGCGCCGCGATGCGCGTGGCATCGGCTTCGCGTGCGGAGTCCGCCGCGGCCACCGCCTCATCCGCGGCCAGAACGAACGCGACGGGCACCGCCACGAGCTGCTCGGGCGGGAGCGCTTCCACGTGCGGCACCTTGAGCGCGAGCGCCGCGCGATACTTCGCGTAGCGCGCACTCGTGGCTACTTGCTTCGCGACGATGGGCGCCGCGTGCGCGTCCGCCGTCACAACCGCCCGCACATCCGTCTTGATGGCTGAGTCGATGGCTACCGCTTTCGCCTTGAGCTCGCCCGAGAGCTCGGCGTGGCGCCGCACTTCGCAACCGTACACCCATCCCGCGAGCCAGATAGCTACCGCAATGATGAGCGGGATTCGGAAGCGCGCGAGCGTCTCAACGATGCGCGTCATGCGGCGCCTACTTCGCGCCACACAGCGGCGAGTCCACCGTCCGCGAGCAAGCGCGCGGCGCGCGGGCTCGGAGAGCGGCGCATCGGCGGGCCCCATTGCACGTGGGGCTCATCCACAAAATGCTCGGGCGTGGTCGGGTCGCGGTCCCAATCAGCGCCGGACGTAAGGCCGAGCGCTTCCGCCTCTTCGCGGAGCGCCACCCAAAACTCCGCGGGCGCGTTCCATCCGAGTGTGGCGTGCACCACATCGAGCGCGAGTCCGAAGTGATGCCACGTCTCATCCGCGTCTTTCGACTGCGTGACGATGCCGCGCCCGTCATCGTAGAAGCGCCCGAAGCCGAAGAGGAAAACTTGCCGCGCATCGGTGCGGAGTGTCTCCGCACATCGACATGGCATCCCGCGCGCGGCCATGCGTGCGAAGAGGAGCGTGGCTTTCTCGCGGAGCTTGGGCGCGAGCTGCGCCATGTCGTCGCACTCGGGCACATCGCGGAGTGGACGCGGGAGCGTGGCGGTGAGGGTCACGGCTTCACCTCGGGCGAGTTGAAGCCGCCCACCTTCACGTTCACCACCTCATCCTCGCCCGCTGCGAGCTCGGATGGCTTGGTGCGAGAGAAGAGTGCGACCACGCCCGAGCCCACGAGCGCGGTGAGGGCGCCCACGAGTGCGGCCACGAGCGAGGCGTCCTTGCCCATGAGCGCGGCGATGCAGATGGTGGCCGAGACAACGGACGCATCGAATGTGAGCACGAGCGCCACGAGGCGAACGATGCTCGGCTTGAGCGCTACGTGGTCATGGAGCGCGGCACGGAGCCACGCGAGCGCGAGGCGGAGATAATCCCTCACTTCTCGGCTCCCACGAGGAGACGCTCCTCGATGCGAATGACGCTCGCAACAACCATGTTGAGCGGCTCCGCGAGCGCGTCCACGCGCTTCTCGGTGCGGTCTGCTTTGTCCTCCACTTGCGCGAAACGCCACGCATAGGAAAACACCGTGCGGACAATCGCGTAGGCACCGCCGAAGAGTGCGGCGAGCGGGCCGTAGAGCTTGAGGATGGCGATGGGTTCCATCGAGAGGCGGGGCAAGGGAAGGGGATGCAAAACGCGGCACCGCCTCCGAGCTCGGAGAGGGTGCCGCGAGGCGGCGATGAATTGGAGAGAGTGGTGGGCGGGGTGAGCTACGGCTCCAAGGAGAGGAGAGAAAGGCTACCCGTGGCGGGGCACCGGAGAGAGATGAGCCGAGTCACCCACGCGCCACCTACATCGCGAAAATACAACGGTTGTTCGTGCGCGGTTACTGCGCTGGCGTTGGCGGAGCGCGATGGCGCGCGTCAAATGCCTTGATGCGGAGGAGCGCATCGGCGGGCGCGCCGAGCGCCGCGTAGAACGCAACGGGCGCGATGTGCGCCATGCGGAAGTGGTGCTCGCGGCATCCGTCACACAAGAAGTCCGACGTGATGCGAAGCCGCGCGCGCGTGTCCTTCGGGAGCAGTCGGACATCCACGAGCATGTCCGCGTTCGTCACGCGCCCGCACCCGCACCGCGCGAGGGGGTTGCCCTCGCTCGATGCGAGCGTGTCTTTGAGCGTTGGTGCAGTCCACGTCATTTGGCGAGTGCCTCCCATTCAATCACATCATCGGCGTCCGGCGTCTTGCTCGCGTACTTGTCGGAGCCGCTCGTGGTATAGGTGACTGTCCCGGGGTCCACTGTCGCAGAGAAGCCGCCTGTGGGGTGCCCGCTGAGTGTCTTGATGCGGATGCGGATTTTATCGGTATTGTCCAGCCCTGTCACCGCGATAGGCACCGAAGGGGTAAAGGTGCCCTCGGCATCCCCGTGCGTGTCGCTCGCGGTGTAGAGGTTGGTCCACCGCTCCGTCCATGTCCCGCCCGCGTCCGCGCTCGTGTCGATGGCCACGGTGCACGCCACGTCAACGTGATCGAAGTCGCCGCCGAGTGCTTGGAGCGAGACGTTGAAGTTGACCGTGTAGGTGTCGTTACTGGCTGGCGCATGGGCGAGCGTGACCGCGAGTGTTTCTCCCACCGCGTCAAGCGTACCCGCGCCAAAGGTATCTGTTTGGCTCACGGGTGTCCCCTTCTGCCGAAGCCGCGCGCGGAGTGTAAAGCCAGTGGTGGTTGGGTTGAGCGCCGTGAGCTCGTCATACTGCGGGAGCGCGGTGTTGGGCGCCGTGCTCCCCGTGCCATCGCCCGTACTGTTCCATTTGCTCCGCGGCTCGTAGGAGATGCCGCCGCGGAGCAAAATCATCGGTGAGTTATTGAAGGGCTGCGCGAAGGAGACCGTATCAGTGTTGCGCGCGGTGCCCGAGGTGTAGCCCTTCACGAGCGAGCGCGGCGCCACGCCGTCGCTCTGCGTCACCGCTTGGTCCACGGTGGTGCCAGTCGCATCCGTTGCCGCGACTGCGTAGCCGTCATCCGCCCCCGTGGCGTCCACGAACGGAACGCCGCGCGGGATGCGGAGGTCATCATCTACCACCACCGTGATGCTGTCTCCGGCTTGCTTCTGCCCCGCGGTGTTGACCGTGTAGGGCGTGACGACGTACGTGGAGCCGGTCACCGCGGAAAAGCGGATGGGCGAGTCTACGCCGCTCGCCAGCGCGCCCGCGGCGTCCCCGTCCGCACTCACCGTGAGCTCCATGTGGTCATACGCCACATCGGTGGGCTTGGTGAAATTGATGTAGATGTCCGGGCGGAAGATGGTGAGCAACCCGCCCACCTTCACCACCGAGCTCGTGATGGCAGGGCACGGCACGAGCGGCACCGGAGGCGGCGCGGGGAGCTGGCGCGTCCCGTCCGTGCCGCTCACGCTCGTGATAGCATCGAGCCCGCGGATGGCGAGCGTAAACTCGGTGCCGAGGAGGTTGCGCTCCACCACCACACCCACCGCCGAGATGCGCCCGCGGATAGGCGTGCCCGTGTCATTGATGCCATCGGTGGAGAAGTCCAAGCGGCGGTCCGTGTAAACGTCGGTCGAGACCGAGACCGCATCCCCTTCGAACACCCACGGCCATGGGTGCACCAAGCTTGCCTTCCACAAGCGGACGCCCGTGCTCCACGCCTTGAGGAGTTTTTGCCCGAGGTGTTGCGCCTCGTCGTAGTCGTTCCACTTGCACAAATCATCCGGGAGCGAGGTGACATCGAAGAGGTTGGCGCGCCCGAGCCCGAGGACCGCGTTGATGTCATCGAAGGTCGCCTCGTACGCGAAATCTCCCGATGCTTGGTCGTAGCCGTATTTGATGCCAATGGACGGCATGCGTTGGGAGTAGCCCGTGGGCGTGGTGAGCGCGGAGTAGTCCTTCTCACTCCACACGGCCACCACGTCCTTCTCGCCGTAGATGTCGATGTAGTCAATGCGCCCTTTCCGCCATGCGGGCGCGCCGCCGCAATGAAGCGCCACGTGTTGCAACGGAGTGAGCGCCTCCACGCCATCGGTGGAGAGCTTGTTGGAGGTGAGACGCCCCGTGGTCGCGGGCAGGATTCCGCGGTAGCGCTGCGGGACCGCGGCTTGGTTGGCGAGGATGTCCGCGTATACAGCCGCGAAATCCACGCCCGAGTACGCCACTTCCGCGCGCGTCGTCTTATCCGCGTGGAGCCGGAAGAGGTCTCCTACCGCGGGCTTCTGTGCGTCATCTTCGAGGACGATAGTAAAGCCGTTCGCCGTGGGCGCGGGCGAGCTCGCAACGAACCAATTGGTTCCGGCGAGCACGCCCGAGCGGCCCTCGTAGCGCGTGGTTACAATGTTGACGCCATCGAACGCATGGGCATCCAACACCGTGAGCGTGAGCTCCTTGGTGGTGCTGTTGTAGCTCACGGTGTGAATGACGCCATCGGTGCCATCCACGGGGTAGTCCCACACCGGCACCTTCGGCGGCACGAGCACCTTGAGGCGGTCCATGCCGCTCACGAATGTGAGCGTCTCCGCGCCGAGCTGGGGCTCGCGGTCCTCCAAACGGTAGAGGTTGAGGAAGTGTCGCGTGCCCGTGATGGTCTCGGTCGCGTACACCCACGCCTCCACATTACTTGGGGCGTACTCCGTGGCGATGCGCGTCACGAGGTCGCGCGCGCCGCCGCGTCCGAGCTTAAGGAGCGGGAGCTTGAGCTCTCCGATTTCGCTTTGCGCTGTGGTGGGATCGATGCTCGCCGTGCTGTCTACATCCTGCATGTAGCGCGCGGTGGCAAAGCGCGTGCGCTCGGTAAAGAAGGCCGCTTGCAACACGGGCGTGGCGAGCGAGTCCGCGCTCGCGCCCAAGGTGGCCGTGAGCTCGTAGTAGCGGAAGCGCTGCGCGCCCGTGAGCACCACACCATCGAGTACGGCGCCGATGCTCGTCCACGCATCGGTGGTGAGGTTGCGCCCGCGAAGTGAGTAGGAGAGCGAGGTGCCCGTGGGCATTGCGCCATCCGCGCGGAAGTGCACCTCGTTGGTGGGCACGTGTCCCAAGTCATACGTCTTGACGAGGGTTCCCGTGGCGGCGTAGGTGACTCCGCGGACAACGTGCCACGGTTGCGTCCATGGCTCTTCGGCGGTCTGTCCGGTTTGCGGCGTACCCACCTGACGCGAGATGCCCCACTGGCCATTGACGACGCCGCCCGTGGTCAGCGTGGTGTCCTTCGCGCCGTACCCGGGCACCGCGCCAGTTTCGAGGAGCCCGTAGCCCGGGTTGTTCTCGGTGGCGAGCGCGGAGTAGCCATCGGCTACGCTCGCGTACGGGCCGCAACAATTATCCCCGTCGCCACCCGCGCCCACGTCTGTCCGCCAAAACGTGCTCTTATCGAATTGCGGGAAGCTCGCGTTTTGGAGCGTGCCGAGCCACGCGGCGCCGGGGTTCGGGCCTTGTACCGAGATGCCGATGGAGAAGCCACGGACCACGTTGAGGTGGGACACCTTGAGGTCTCCCTCCACCGTGAAGTCCACCGCGCGCTCTACCCCCGAGCTGTCGCGGCCCGAGCCGGTCGCGGTGTGGATGAGCCCCGTGGTGACGGCGACGGTGCGCCCGTGGTCGCGGAAGTCGATGGTGACCACGCCACCGCTGTTGGTAACGTCGGTGGCCTTGATGAAGATGGCGTCACCCAATACCTCGCGGTTCCACTTTTCATCGAAGCGCGTGACAACGAAACGGTAGTAGCCGCCGTCTCGGTCGAAGATGGACGGGCTGCCGAACACGCCATCGCCTTCCGCGCGCCCGAGGCGCACATCGAGCGAGTGGAGCGTAAAGCCGTTGACGCCGATGATGGACGGGTTCGGCCAAAAGTCCAACCAAAGGGTTTCGTTTTGATTCCGATTCCCCGCATTGAACCAATGGTAATGTTTCGTGGCGTCCGTGCTCGCGCCGGGGCTCTGGAAGAGCGTGCGCGATGCGCTCTCCGCGAGGCGCACCTCGCCGCTCTCATTGAGCGTGACGTTGGTGCGCGTGCTCCCCGCCGTCCACTCTTCCGTAGTGGAAGAGCCATCGGCGGACAGCACGGCCACCACATCAACCTCAACATCGAGCGCGGGGTTGAGACGCCGCGCGGCTTTCACGAGCGAGCGAGGAGGAGCGAAGGCTACCATGTCAGATGGTCCGGGTGGGGGCTACTTCTTCGAGGAGGAACGCCACCTTGCGATGTACGGGGTCACACACGGGGTCATAGGTCGTGTCCCCGGGGAGCTGAAAGAGCCGCATGAGTCCCGAGCCCTCCGTGGTCGAGTCATCGAGACTGAACCACCACACGTGGTTGTAGTCGAGCAAGCGCCGCACGTGCGGGTGGAGCTGTTGGAAGTCCGCTTCTTCGAGTCGCACCGAGAGGTTGACTTCATCCCAATTGATGGTCCCGCGCTTCACGCGGATGCCCGTCTTGCTCGTTTCGTTGGAGAGATGCTTCTGTTGCGTGCGGTAGTCGTACGCCCCGGGCGCATCGAGGTACGTGGGGAAACGGTAGGACTGCCCGAGGTGGAGATTGCCGAGTCGCGGCGCGATGCCAGCGCCGAGCGCCGGGAGCACCACGCGCCAGTAGCGGTAGGACGCGGACGCAAAACGCATCCACGCCACGCCCTTGGGCGTCAGGCATCCCGCGGAGCCGAGCCCGCCCGCGGCGCTCGGGATGGTGAAGGTGGAGACGAGCACGTTGGACGCGGCGAAGTTGTCCGTAGAGCCGCGCACTTGCACCGCCGCGCCTTTGAGGTTGTGCCCAACATCGAAGATGATGGTGTCGGCACTCACCGCGGCCCCGGCATCCACCGTGATGGAGATGGCGGTGTTCGTCTCTTGTACCGTGAAGCCCACGGTATCGCGGAGGTTGTCCGCGATGTTGAAGAGCTCCGCGCCCGCCACCTCGGTGCCGCTCGTGGTCACCACATACGTGGGGTGAAGCACCGCATCATCGAAGAGGTTGTCCGACAAAATAAGTGGCGTGGCCATTAGGCGCCCATCCGGATGGGTTGGTTGCGGTCGTTGAGGCGCTCGATGTCTTGGCGCATGCGGGAGGTTTCCTTGCCCGTGCTGTCCTTCTGGATGTAGACAAACTCAATCTTGATGGGCTGGTCGGACTGCCCCGAGCCGAGCGAAGCACCCAAGGCCGTGCTCTCTCGCTGATTGCTCCCGCCGCCGCCGCCGCCTCCACCGCCACCGGCACCACCGCCGCCTCCTCCACCGCCCCCGGCTTCCTTGAACGCCATCGCCGCTGCCGCTGCGTGCTTGAGAGCCGAGGCGCCGTAGAGTGCAGCGCCCGCCGCGTCACCGCTGGCCAGCGCCATGAGTGCCTTACCGGCTGCTTCGATGCTTTCCACGGTGTTCTTCGCGCCCTCATAACCCATCTCCAATCGGCGCATCGTTTTTACCACCGTGCCGACCGCTTGCGCCTCGCGACTCTTCGAGCCGATGGCGGCATCCGCCAGCACTTGCATGTCCGAGAGTGCGTTTTTGGTTACCTCAGTGCGGAGCGCGAGAATCTCAGCGTTGGCCTTGCGTTCCGCCTCGGTTTTCGAGACGCCCGCGTCGATGTTCGCCTTCTTTTCGAGCTCGATGAGCGCCATGCGCGCCTGAAACGAGGTCACGACGTCATCGGAACCCGCGTTCGTCTCCAAGCTGAACTTCACGTTGGCCGCGGCCTGTTCCGCGTTGAGCTGGTCCACCGTGAGCTTGCGCCGTTTGTCCGCGAGCGCGATGAGCTGGTTTTGCCGGTCCGCGTCGAGATTCTTGAGCTTGTGGATGCTCTCCACTTCATCATTGAAGGATTGCGTGGCGGCAAGGCGCTTTTTCGCGTAGGCATCGAGGTCGCTTTCGTTCGACTTCAACACCTCATCCCCGAGCTTTTGCCGCATGTCCAAATAGCGTTGCGTTGCCGCGGCTTCCTGCTCGGCCACTACCTTCGCCGTCTCCTCCGCTTTTTTCTTCTCCTCATCGCGGAGCTCGTTGACGCGCACCATGAGTGCGTGGACCTTCTCTTGCGCGTTGACGAGCGCTTGGAGCCCCTCGGTGTCGCCACGGTCGCCCACCGCATTGGCCAACCCGTTCGCTTGCTGGCGCGCGAGCGTGAGCTCTTGGGTGGCCGCGGTGACGCTCTTGAGGTTTTTGATGTGCTCCGACTGCGCCTCGTTGAGCGCGCCGGTCGGGAGGTCGTGGAGCGCTTGCGTTGCGCTCTTCGCGGTCTCATAGAGCACACCGAGGAGCGTGATGAGCGCGCCGATGCCCGTCGCGCTGGCAGCAAGCGCCGCGCTTCGGCTTGACGCGAGAATCGCGGAGCTCATGGAGCCCAAGGCGATGGTCGCACCCTGCACCGAGCCACCCATGCCGGTAGCCGAGTAGGCGAGCATGGACATGGCATTGGCGCCGCGCCGCGCCGCGCGCGGCATCGCCTCCGAATTGAGCGCGGCCTTCGTCATCTGCGCGTCCATCCGGATGGCGGCTTCCTGCGCTTGCGCCATGCTCATGGCTTCGCGCTGTGTCGCGCCCGCCGCCGCGGTCACGCTCTTCTCGAAGCGGCGCTCAATAACGTCGAGCGCCGAGACTTGAGACGCCTTTGCGTTGAGGATGACAAGCTGCTCGCGCTGCGCCGCGATTTCGCTTCGCGTCGCCGCAACGGCGGCGGCACTCGTGGCGTCGATGGTTGACGCCATCTTCCCGAGGGCCTTGATGTCCGAGTCTATGTCCGCTCTGAGCTCGGTGTCATCCGCGGAAAAGCGGAGCGTTACGTCACTCACTTGGTAGCCTTCTCCATGTCGATGAGGTCGTGCTCGCGTTGGACGAGCGTGAGCGCTTCGAGCGTGCGCGGGTCAGTGCGCCCGGGTGGCCACTGGTTCCATCGCTTCACCATTCCAAACGCGGTGAGCCATAGTCCGATGGCGTCATTTTCAAGCGAGAGCCCAACGGGGCATTGCGTGGTGAGAATCGCTCGGGCGTGGGGGCCCATCTCCACGCGGTAGGCGGGGACGAGGGCGGGTGGTCGCACATGACCGCGAAGCACGCAACGAAACTCATCGCGCTGTTCTTCCGTGCACCCGCCACACGTCAACTGGCCGAAGCGGGGGTCACGTCCCGCCCGCACGGCCATTTTTAGTTTTTTCTTTCGCCCTCGTTAAGCGCGGTGCGGTTGATGATGGCGTCGTAGATGGGAATCAGAATCGTCATCGGGAGCGCCTTGAAGTGCGCGAGGTTCTGCCCGTCGAAGTCCACTGGCTCACTTCCCTCGGTCCCTGCCGTGATGCCCTCGATGGTGATGAGCTGACGCTTGACCGCGAGCACCGCGGCCTCAGTGGAATTGATGTCGCCCTCTACCTCATCGAACCACCGCGCTTTGTCCTCGATGTCCATGGGGCGATAGACCGCGGTGAGGCCGGGGAATCCGGCCTCACCAAGGTCCGCCCTTGCCCGCTCGGGAAGGATGGGAAGGAACATGCTACTTCACCGTGAGGGTGACAGGCGCTGCGCCGTAGAGGCCACCGCCGATGGTGATGATCGCGTTGCCGTTGTCGCTGCTCGGCTTCACCGAGTCAACCTTGGCTTGCGAGGCATCGAAGCCGAGCATGTTGTACTTCGTGCCGCCGAGGAGCCACGAGATGGCCACATCCGCCTGTGTGCGAATGAGCGCCTTGAAGTCCTTTGCGGTGATGGTGGGCTCTTCGAGCACCACTTCCCACGTGGCCTTGCGGCTGTCGAGAGAGAAGCCCGCCACGCCACCCGTGGCCTTCACGCCATCGCGGCGCGTGATGCTGTTGCCCGTGGCGAAGGAAAACTTGCGGATGATGCCCGTCGCGAAGCCGTCCACCGTGAAGGTGGTCATGTCCGTCCCCACCGGGGGAACGGTCGTTTTGAAAACGGGGCTTGCGGGGACAGCTACATCCGCCTCACCCGCGAAGATGCCTTGGCTCGTGGTGGAGACAACGACCGGCCCGCCCACATCGAAGGAGAGCCCAATCTCCGAGCGCGCACCCACGCCGCGGCGGAGGATGCTGTCCACGTACATGTACTCGGTCATCGTCTTGAGGCCCGTGGATGCAAGCGTGTACGCCGCTTGCTCCGAGCCTGCCGCGCCCGAGTAGGTGACCGCGAAGCCCGCGGACTGCAACCACGGATCGAGCTCTATCGCGTTGCCCGATGCGATGGCGCCGGTCACGCCGCGGAACCACGCCGTCTTGGCCCACTGATAAATCTCTCCCTTGGGCGGGAGCGGCGGATACGCATTGATGTCCACGCCGCGGACGAGCGTGTCACGCGGATTGCGGAACGCAAAATCTGTTTCCGGGTCGAGACTCGCGGCGAGCGCGATGGCGTTCGCCGTGGCGGTGGGCACTTGGTCCACGCCCTCCGCGGTCTCGATGGCCGCAAGGTAGAGCGCGAGAAGCGTATTACGTGGCATCGGTCGTCACATCCGAGGAGGAGGGAGCGGTGGCGGGAACTGCGGAGGGAACTGCGGGGAGGGTGGAGCTGGCGAGGCGCTTGCGCTGGCGCGCGGTGAGGTCGGCCTCGTGGATGCGAGCTCCATCGAGCTCGAAGAAAATACCGCCGCGGTTGTCGAAGAGGGCCGCGGCGGTGTTGGTGGAAACGGCGTCGCTCATGTGGCGTTGTCTCTCACGTAGAGGTCCAAGAGAAGCGCGCCGCGGACCTTGCCACCGGGGACATCGACGTCCACCGGCCCGTAGGTCATCGCGTTCCGCTTGACGAGGGTGATGGGGCCGCGCGTGCGTGCGGCGCCTTTGTCCGCGGCGAAGAGCCCCGCGTTGAGCGCCTTGATGACGGCGCGCATGGTGTAGTCCGCATCGCGCCACGCTTGCGCGGGCTCCACGGTCGCGCGCGTGGCGTAGGCAACGGACACGAGAAGGTTGGGCGCATCGATGACGAACCCTTGCACTCCCGCGAGCGCGATGGTGGACGGCTGCTCGGCGGTCACCACGAGCACGGGCCAATCCGGTACGTCCTTGTGCGACACCGCGGCATCATCGGCGGTGGGGTCCAAGATGGCCGCGAGCCGTTCGGGCCGCGTGTCGTTCTCATCGAACGTGAAGCCATCAAGCTGCCACTCCACACCCGTGGCAACATCGCGGAGCGTTTCGGCCACCATGCGAACGGTTGCAACACCAATCACGTTTTACCTCCCGAGACGTAGCGCATGAGGGCAGACTCCACTTGCTCCACCAATTCCGCGGGGAGTGGGTCCGGGATGATGGGGCGCGCCGGGATGCGTTTCGCCGCGGCGCGCTTCACGAAAATCCATTTTTTGTTTCCGTCTTTGTCGCGCACGAGCACCGGCTTCCGCGTGCTGTTGTAGCCGCGATGGAACCATTGCGCCCACTTGAGCGAGGAGCCGCGCTCGTAGCGCTCTTCATCGATGAGGAGGATGCCGTTGGGTGCGGCGGTGCTCCCCGCGCTCTTCACGAAAGACGCCCACATCGCGTTGGTATCGCGCCCGATGCCGCCGCGTCCGTGACCGGGGCGCGCGCGGAGCTCCTTACTGGCCGGGGCGAGTGGCGCCCACTTCGCGCCCGTCATGTACGCGCCCTCGGTCTCGAAGCGCTTGGTGAGGAAGTCCGTGATGATGGGCTGCACGTCCTCTATCCACGCGGGCCGCAAGTCCGCGAGGCGGTCCTTGATGCCTACGAGCTTCGAGGGGTCTACCTCGTGCGTGACAAGGAGCCGAGGGAGCTGCACCTACCGCCCTCTCCACACGCTCATCGCGGTGTTGGTGTACTTGTCGAGCGCGCGCGTGAGCCCCGGCGCGAGCGGCGGATAGTCGCGTAGCGTGACCACCGCGGACGGTTCATCGGATTGCGTGAGCTTGTGACGGCGGAAGAGATGCTCCGCTTGGAGAATGACCGCGGCGCGCACGCAATCCCCGAAGCCGGGAAGGTCCATGCGCGCGATGAGCTCTGGCGCGGCGGGAACGCCCGCGGAACGCTCGGCAAACCCGCGCGTGTAAACGCTCACGAGTGACGGGAGCCACGGCTCCACGTTGCCCGCGATGGGCGTGATGCCGTAGGGCGTGGGGAGTCCGGCTTGCGCGCGCTTCGAGGTGAAGAGCTCCCCGAGCACCACCTCCTCCGCGTGCGCGACGATGCGGAGGAATCCGTCCGCAAAACCGCGGAGCTCCTTGGAGAAGAGGGACGCATCCGAGTCCGTTGCATCCACGAACGCCGCGGAGGTATCGAGCGAGACGAGCGCGGGCGCATCGCCGGGGAGCCGTGCGATGCGTCCGCGGAGATAGGACTCACCGGGGGCCAGCGTGAAGCCCACCACCGCTTCCTTCCCCGCGGTGTCGAGCGTGACGGTGGCCACCGTGCTCCATCCGAGATCATCAACTTTCGCGTTGATGGCGTGCGACTCCACGACGAGGACGGCGGGCGTGGTCACGCTGTCTGCGCGCGAGAGGCGCCCGCGCGCTTCCCACTTGGTGCGCCCCGCGGCGGTGATTACATCGCTCGTAGTGAGCGCGTCGTACCGCGCGGCATCGATGAGAGAGTGGCGCATGCTACGCCTTCACCCACACGAGCGCATCGAGGTCGGCGCCCGCCGCGGCGGGGAGGCCATCCCCTTTGGCGCATGCCGCGAGCGCCGCGAGGAGCTCGGCGTTGTGGCGCCGCGTGAGCTCACTGAGGAGGAGCTTGGTGACATCGCCCATCGGCACCGTGGCGGGCGCCGCGGCTGGCGTGTCGTTCGTTGGCTCGGGCATGTTCGCGAAGCTCGCTGGCGAAGAGGGTTGGATGGTGGCGCGCGTTATCATGGCCATGTGCTCAAGGCCGCACGCTTCCACGTGTTCGTGGCGATGCAGAGGTAGAGGAAGCCGGAGTCCCAAGCCCACTGTCCTATCACACCCGTGGCGGTTGCGCTCGCGGGTGGAGCTCCCGCGGGGATGATGAGCGGAGCACTGAGCGTAACGCCGCCCGCCACGGCCTTGAGGAATACCGTGCCGTTCGAGAGGCCGAGCGTGACCCCGGCGAAACTGCCGAGGTGCATGAAGCCGCTTCCCGTGGAATTGAGAACGACATCGTTGTTGGTTCCGAAAAAGACTCGGCCCCAAAACTTCGCGGCGTTCTGCGTGCTACCACCCGAGCCTACTTGAAACGTGATGGTTTGACTGTTGTTGGTGCCGTCATAGATCACGCCTCCCGTTTGCTTCACCCAACGCGCATCGCCCTTCGCGTTGAAGTCGGCGGTGAGACTGTATCCCGCGAGGTCTGTAGGCTTTCCGGTCACGGCGGTCCACGCGGGCGCGAGGTAGCGCGCATCCGCCGCGGCCTTGGTGTAATAGCCCGTGAGGAGCGTGTCCGTTGCGCTCTTGGTGTAGTAGCCGGAGAGCAGCACGTCCGTGTCGGTTTTCGTGTAGTAGCCCGTGAGGTCCACGGCCACCGCCCCCGGCTCCCACCGCTCGTTGGCATCACTCCACACGAGCGCATCGCCATCGGCGGGACTCGGCACGCTCACATCCGCGAGGTCACTGAGTGCGAGGACTCCGAGACGCGCGTAGCGCGCATCGGCATACGGGCGCGTGAGGCCGCTCGTGAGCTCGATGACGCGCGGGCTCGCGGTGTACTGGACGGTGATGGTGCCGTCGTTGAGGCTCGCGCTCGCCCCTTGCGTCGTGAGCGTCACCTTGCGAGTCATGCGCGCGTCACCGCTGGCGAGACGAAAATGCGCCCTTGCGCGAGGCGCTCCACGTCGTCGCCTCCCGGGTCGATGAGCTGCAAGTCATACACGCCCCACTCGCTCGCGGCTTGATTTTTCGGGACGCGAGGCGTGAGGGTCGAGGTGACATCGGCGGAGATGATGAGCCCAATGGCACCCGTGATGCCTCCGAGGAAAATGCCGCCGCCGCCCTCGGTGGTGAGTCGCACCGCGGCCTCAAGTGCGTCCACCGTGCGGCGGAGGTCCATGCGCGCGGTGTAGCCCGTGAGGTTCACCGGCACGCCGTTCTCGGTCCACGTAAAGACCGCTTGAAAGAGCGCGCCCTGTTCGATGGTGAGGTCGAGAGTGACGGCGGGCATGTGGTTAGGCCTCGGGGGCGGACGTTTCCGGCTCCGCGGGCGCGTCTTTCTTCTTTTTACGCGAGGAACCGCGCCCCGTGGGCTCAGTCACCACGGGTGCGGGCTCGCTGGCGGGAGACGTGGACGGCTCACCCGTAGAGGCGGGAACTTCGGGAGAGACGGGGAGCTCGCCCTCGTTGGCGGGACTCGCGGGTGGCTCATCCGGAATGGAGAGGCCTTCCACGAGGAAGCACGGGTGGCTCGCGTAATGCTCGCGTGCGACGTCATCGGGCACCTCGGCCACGCCGAGATAGACACCGCCCACGATGGTTGGCTCGAAGGTGATGCCAGTCCGCTTGTCGGTAAAACGGTCGTGATTGAGAATGGTGACGCGAGGCATGCGCGAGGGAGGGGTAGAGGGGGAGGGAGTGGTTCGATGTGGAACGGGGCTCCGAAGAGCCCCGCCCACATCCGTGCTACTGCGCTCTCTTACGAGAGGTCTTTGACGACCGCGTGGAAGATTTCATTGCGGTAGTCGATGCCGAGCTCACCGTACACCTGTTCGGTGTCGGCGCTGCCCGTCTTGGAGAGCGGCTCCGAGAAGAGCACGCCCTTGGTGCCAATCGGCATCCCAACGACGCGGCAATACTTCGGCTGGCAGATGAAGAGCTCGTTGGGGTTCATGTCCGGCTCCCACACGAACTGCAACGTGGCCCACTTGGTGGCGATCGTCTTAACTGCCACGCCCGCGACCGTGGCGCCCGGGCCCGGGTTCACGAGCTGGGTGATGCCGCCCTCGTAGAGTCCGATGGCCGCGGCGTACTGCGAGGCATCGCACAACACCACGAGCTCATCTCCGAGGTTGAACATGCCGTTGCCCAACGCGGCCTGTAGTGCGCTTTCGAGGATGACCTTGGAAATCGCGCGGTTGGTGCCGCCATTCGCAAACACGTTCGTGGTAACAGCCGTGCGAACGCCGCGCGTCTGGCGCGCCGTCGCGTTGTTTCCGGGCTGTACGAACGCGCCCTTGAGAAACGCCACGTTGGCGTTGCGAGCCACGCGCTCTACCGCGCGCGCACGCTGCCACTCGATGCTGCGCGGAGAGATGAGCTCCCCATTGGACTGGTTCACGCCCGGAATTGCCGCGAGGCCCGCGATGACTCCCGTAGCCGCCTGTGCGGAATACGTGAGCTGCACCGCCTCTTGGAAAATCTGGACGATGTTGGTGGACTGGTTCGTGTCCTGTTCCTTCGGGGAAGGGTTTGCGCCTTCGATCTTACCCGTGGCATCTGCCGCGGGTAGCGAGTAGTCCACGCCCATCGCAAACGTCGGCGTGGTGACGAGGCGAATGCCGCCCGTCAGTCCGCCAACCATGCGAAGAAAAGCGTTGGGCTTCTCACCCTTCTGGAAGAGCTCCCCGATGTACTGTGGGAGGTCGTAGCTGGTAGCCATTCCGGTAACCATGCTGGTGCAGACTCCTTGGGTGTGGCGCTACGCGCGCCGTTGGTGGGAACGTGGCGCCGCCATGGCGCCGGGGAGACTACTTGCCGCTCGCCACGAGGTTGGCGAGCTGCGTCTTGAGCGGCGCCGCGGTGTTGAACTGGCCCTTGGCTTCGAGCTCCGCGATGCGCGCTTTGAGCGATTCTTTGGTCTCGGTTCCGGGTACGCTCTTCTGCACGTCTCCGAGGTTGATGCCGTCGCGAACTGCGGCCTTGGCGAGGAACGGCTTGGCCGCGAGGAGCTCACCCACGAGCTCCGCGACCGTCATCGGACCATTGGCGCCATAGCGCGGAAGGCCCTTATCGTCCACCACCTCCATCTTTCCATCGTCCGTGATCTTGGTGCTCTTGATGAGGCGGTCCGCCACCTCGTCGGCGTCCACGGAATCCTTCGCCGCGGCCTTCAACTCGATGCGCTTCGTGCGCTCATCGCGCGCGGCGCTCCGCTCGCGCTCCTTGGTGAGCTCATCCAAGAGCGGCTTGCGGATGTTCTCGATGTGCGCGTCATCCACCGGGGGCTTCGACTCTCCCGGCTTCGGCGCTGGCGCGGCTTCGAGCTCGCGGATGCGCGTTTCGAGCTTCAACACGCGGGCATCCGCATCGGTGCGCTCGCGCCGGATGATGGCGTCGATGACCGGCTGGATGTCCGTCTTGCCCTGCTCGCCCGATGGTGCTCCCGGCGTCGGAGGATTTTGCTCGCCCTGCTCGCCCGTTCCCGGCGTCGGTGGCATTACATACCTCGCGCAAACGTTGGGGACAAAAAAACCCGGCACTCGCTACAACCCGTAAACGCCAGAGACGCGGCGCGTTGGTTGGGAGTGCCGGGATTTAGTCCCAGCTAGTGAATTATTGGCGCTACCGCTACAGTGCGCGCCGCTTCGATTCGAGCCGCAAGCTACGCGATGGCGCTAATCCTCGCCACGCGGAACGTGTTGGCGGCACGCGCACGCGATGCGCGTGTGCGTCGTGAAGCCGAGCGCGCCGCGGCGCGCCGTGACACGGAGCTCTTCGATGAGCCTTCCGCGACACATGAGACACCACCCCACGTGGCGACTCGTGAGCGGCGCCTCCGATGCGCGTTCGATGCGTCCTTCCTCGTTTACACGGTCACGCATTGCGCGCCCCTTGTAGAGAGAGATGCAGATGCAAATGAAGATGCAGATGCAAGCTATAAAACGTTATGGGGGTTGTTACGCGCCCGTTGTCGGGCCTGTTATCGTGTCCGTTATAGCGGTGTTATCACTCGGTTAGAGGTTCGTTACAATACTTTCGGGTCCGCTTCGGGCCTACGGGGCTTGTTTCTTAGCCCCGTAGACACCATTATTGTCTCGTGGTCAACGCAATACCGCGCGGCCACATAGCGGTCCCCTGTTCACGTGGAGGTTGATGTTCTCTGCCCGAGGGCCACCAAGACGGTGGGCGTACAGAGTGACGCCCACCGAGTGGTACGAGCTATACCGAGCTCGCGCTTTTCATCGCAACCCAAGGAGCAGGAGGATACATGGCGGATGTTGATGTGGGACGAAAGGAGCCATTGGCGAATGGCTACGCTCACGCTGTGCGTGTAAACGGCGAGAGCTATCGCGTGGAGATGGAGCGCCACGAAGGCGTGCGCGATTTCGCGCGAAGCCGCGGGACGGTGAGTTGGACCGCGCGCGTGGTGCGGGCGTCCGATGGGCTGACGGTCTACAACCGCCGCGTCCTCGCGAGCACCAAGGTGGCGGGCGTGCTCCGCATGGCTGGCCTTATCCCGTTCGGGGAGGTGGCGCATGTGTGAGCGCCCAATCGAGGAGGAGCCCATCGGGGAGCATCTCCGAAACGCGCTGGCGATTATCGAGATGGGTATGGCCACCGCCACAACGCCCGAGGAGTATCGGGCGTGCCTCCACGCGGTTGATGTGCGCGTCCGCAATGCGCTCGCGCTCGCGGAGCCACCAACATGCTTGATGGTGGCCTGACATGGCGACCACCATCGAGAAGAGCGCGGTCACGCGCGAGGTGTTGGTGCGAGACTACCGCCGCGATACGGTGACGCGATACATCGCGCGCTTTGCTTCTGAGGGCGTTTACCTCCGCGAGAAGGGGAAGCGCACCGAGTACGGCCCTGTTCCGTGGGAGCGCGTGCTCCGCTCGGCGGAGATGCTCGCGGCGGATGCGCTCATCGCGGAAAAGAAGCCGGTGCGCCGCGTGCGTCGGGGGCTCCTCTGATGCGCCGCGCGTCAAACCGGCACCACGCGCTCCGCTGCCCCGAGTGCGGGCGTCCCGTGAAAGGCTGGAAGGTGCGCGCGTGCCATCGGTGCGTCCGCGGGTTGCGCGCCCTCATCGCTCGGGCGATGTCGCTCGCCCAAGGAGGGTGAAATGGCGGAAACCATTACGCTGGCGTGCCCGCGCGCATGCGAGGACGGCGATACGTGCGAGGCCGATGTGGATGTCGCGTTGGGCTACGAGCGAGGAGAGTGGTACGGGGCGGACGCGGATGGCAACCGCGGTGAGTGGAGGGATGGCTTCTACTACGTGTGCACCATCGGACCGCGCTGCTCGAAGGGCCATGAGCTCACAGATGAGGAGGAAGTGGAGCTCGTCAAACTGGCCGCACGTGAAGCACGCAATCACAACTCAAGGGACTACTAACATGGCAACAGTAATGAAGCTCTACGATGCGACGGACCAACTCTTGACTATCCGCGAGTGGATGGACGAACCGGAGAACGCGGAGAAGCTCATTGCCGCGGGCGGTGACTTGGACGCGGTGCCCGAGCTCGCGGAGCTCGCGGACAAGGCGGAGGGAGACTTCGCCACCAAGATGGAGCGCGTGGCGCTCTACGTTCGGGAGCTCCTCGCCACCGCCGAGGTGCAGCGTGCGACGGCGAAGGCCATCAACGCGGTGGCGGCTCCTCACTCCGCGCGCGCGAGCTCCATCGAGAGCGCCGCGGCGGGACTCAAGGAGTACATGCGCCGCAACCTCGCGCGGCTCAACCGCCCGAAGGTGGAGGGCGAGCTCGTGGATGTCCGCCGTCAGTTGAGCGGGGCGAGTGTCAAGCATGAGCTTTCCCCGGAACAACTCGCGGCGCTCCACAAGGACGGCTGCATCTTCACGGTGGAGCGCGTCTCGCACGAGCTCCCCGCGGATGCGCTCCGCGATGCCTACAAGCTCGCGGTGGCGGAAGTGGGCGCGCGCCCGAAGCCGGGAGAGGAGGACTTCGATGAGCGCCTCGCGGAGTGGTTGGCGACGGTGCGCGTAGCGCTCGTGGAGGAGTATGGCGTCCCCCGCGGCGTCACCGTGGAGCAAAAGGAGCACCTCCGCATCGTCTAACGCGGCATTGCTCACGCTCAAGCCCCTCGGTCACCTCATGTGGCCGAGGGGCTTGACGTTTACACGCGAGCGCCCTATTATTGTCTCACGGGCCGATACCGCGGCTCATTGGACAATAAGCAAGGAGTGGGAGATGCCAAAGCCGATGTTTTGGGGAGAGGTGAAGGTGGGGGTGAAGCGGGCTCGGGATGCGCGCCTCTGGCACGCTACGGTCTACGATGTGACCGCCGAAGAGGGCGCGTTGCCGATGGCGCACGGGTTCCATACAGACCAAGCGGAGGCCGTGGAGCGTGCGCGCTCCAATGCCATGGCGGAATACGATGTCCCGTTTCGCGCGGTCATCGGCGCGCCCCTCGTGCCCGCGGAGGCGCTCTAACTATGGCCACCCACACCACCCGCGAGTCATGGCTCGCGGCACTCGCGGACGCGATGCGCCCAACCTTCACCGCGTTGGGCTACGCGATTCCCGAGAAGCTCCGCGTGAGCGCGGGATGGCCGTGTCGCAACGCGCTGTCAGACGCGAAGGGCAACCGCGCCATTGGCCAGTGTTTCGCGCCCGTGTGTTCCGCGGATGGTGCTACGGAGCTCTTCATCTCGCCGGTTCTCGCGGACCCGATGCGCGTGGCGGACGTGCTCGCGCACGAGCTGGCTCACGCGGCAGTAGGCACCGAGCACGGACACAAGGCGCCGTTCGCGCGCGCTGCTCACGCGCTCGGGCTCGAAGGGAAAGCCACGGCCACCGTGGCGGGCGAGGCCTTCATGGCGTGGGCCAAGCCGGTGGTGGAAGCGCTCGGGCCGTACCCGCACGCGGCGCTCGATGTCACCAAAGGGCCGGTGAAGAAGCAAGCCACGCGACAGCTCAAGGTGGTCTGTCCCGCGTGTGGCTACACCGCGCGTACCACGCGCAAGTGGCTCGATGAGACGGGCGCGCCGTTGTGCCCGTGCAATTCGGAGCCGATGGAGGAGGAGGTGAAAGGTGCGTAATGGGAGATTGAGCATTAGCCGCGTGAGCGGCGGCGGTGAACACGCGCACATCCGCATCGAGCTCGTAGATGAGAACTCGGGCGTTCACTTCCTCGATGCGAGCCTGAGCATGAAGGACTTTGCCCTCGCCATCACGGGGCAGGGGGACTTACCTGTGGCCTTCACGCTCCGAGGGATGGAGCTCGTGGGGAAGGTGCGCGAGCACAAGGTGGTGGAGGTGGAGGTGGCGGCTGGCAATTGGGAGTCGCGCGAGCTGCGCGCCCGCGCCGCGTGCGCGATGCACGAGGTGGACGGGTGGCTAGCCCGATGGGAGGATGCGCTCAACTGGCACAACAGCATACGCTCCTCGGTCTCCCACGGCCCCAGCGTGTACCGCGTCGTTTATGAGCGTTTCGTAGCTGGCACAGATTAACACACATTAACACGCTCTAAGGCCCCGGAGGCGTGAAAAGTTGCCTCCGGGGCTTGCAATCGTTTTTCTCGTAGCGTATCGTTCGATACGATGGACTCCCCTACGCCCTTGGAGGGCACGAAATGAAGCGCTCGATGATTCTCCTTACCGCGATGGTCCTTTCGGCGTGTGGTGGTGACCACGGCATCGTTGCGCCGCCGCCGCCCCCGCCGCCCCCGGCTGGCGCGCTCCATGTGGAGCTCAAGGCGGGCGATGCGCTGCTCTTCACGGGCTCGAAGGTGCCCGCGTCGGCGCTCGTGTCGCGCGTGCTCGATGACCATGGAAACGTGGTGACGGGCGCACACCTCGCGGTCACGGTGCCGAGCGGGTGGACGGTCTCGGGCGACACGATCATCGCCCCGAGTGCGGAGAAGCGCGGTATCATCCGCTTTGCCGCGAGCACGGGCGCGTCAGGCTCGCTCGTGAGTGCGGATGCCTCAATCGTGGCAGCGGACTCACTCGCGCCCACGGACTCGCTTACGGCCACCGCGGGCGTAGACCTTCGCGGCTTCGCGTGGCGTGCCTCGTGGAGCTGTGCGGGCGGAACGTTCATCACGACGGAGAACATCCCGATTGACTCCGCGACGTTTGACCACGTGGCGGTGGATTCCGTGGTGTACCCGGGCGATGAGAGCTTCGTGCCGAACTTCGGGGGCGTAGCCCAAGTGTGGTGGACAGGGCCGGAGGTGCGCTTCCTCCGCAATGGGACCGTTGACACTGTGACCATCACGAACCACCAAGTGGTGGCGCGTCAAGCGCCGGACTCGCTCATCCTCTCGGTGGGGTCGAACAATCCGGCCACAGGTATCGATGAGTGGCCCGCGGTGAAGGCCTCGGAGTCGCCGCTCACGTATACGGGCGGGACGTGGTGCGATGTGGAGTGGAGGACAGCGCGCGGCGCGGTGACGCTGGAAGCCGAGCCGTAGCCATGCCGCTCACCCGATGCTCCGCGTGCCGCGAGCTCGTGTCCGATGCCGCGGTGGCGTGTCCGAAGTGCGGCGAGCCCAACGCCGCAACGGAGCGCGCGCGAGTCCGCGGGATGGTGCTCATGGGCATAGCCGTGGCGCTGGCGATGTGCGTGGCGCTCGGCGTGTTCTAGGCGCTTTGCCAGGAACGAAATGATACAAGCCCCGTAGACAATCTTAATGTCTATGGGGCTTGCCGTTTACATGTCATTTGTCTAGCTTCCTTGGTGCCTTATGGACACAATTTGTGTCTTTAGGCCAATCACTTGGGAGGCTATCGTGTCTGGCGAACTGTGCGCGTTTTGTGGCGACGAGTACATCGTGGACCTCTTGGAATTTTGGACCGAGGAGCGCGCGTGGATGTTCGATGCGTGCTGCGAGGCGGCGCACGAGGAGCTTTGCGAGATGCTTGCGCGCGACCTCGAAGGCGCCCGTGAGTGGGTCCGTGAGCTCTTCGCGGACTACGGCTATCCCATCCGCCGCGTCTACGCGAGCGAGAGCGAGATGGCGCTCCGCGTGGACTTCGGCTTGGAGCTGAGAGACATCTCTCTTGTGGAGGCAAAGGCGTTCATCGGTGAGCACCATCGACACAACGCGCCGCCCGTCTCGTGGCGGTGGGGTCACGCGGTCTACAACGGCCACGAGCTCATCGCGGTGGCTATGGTTGGGCGCCCCGTCGCACGCATGATTGACGCCTCTAAGGTGGTGGAGGTGAATCGCCTTTGCGTCAACCACGAGCTTGATTCTGAGCTCACGTGGAAAGCGTGCTCCATGCTCTACACCGCCGCCGCCAAGGAAGCCGAGCGCCGCGGCTTCGAGAAGGTCATCACGTACACCCTTGAGACGGAAGCGGGCACGTCGCTCCGTTACGCGCGCTGGAAACCCGAGCACACCACACGCGCGCAAAGCTGGAATCGAGGCGCGCGCAAGCGCACAGACAAGGCTCCCACGTGCCGCAAGATTCGATGGGCGCGCCACCTCAAGCCTGTCGTCGTGCCGAAGGTGGACGATAGGCGCGAGATGGAGAGAGAGGCCAAGCGCTACGGGTTGGAGCTCCCGGACGCGGAGCCGGTGATGCAGGATGACGCGGCGTAGATGAGCGAAGGGCCCCGACAATCGGGGCCCTTTCTCATTTTACGAGCTCCATCGGGCGCCGCGGCTCGAAGCGGATGCCGTGGTCACCCTTGTACGGTTTTGTATGGTCGAAGCCCCGGGCGATGGCGTCCGGGATGCCGTTCGGGAACGCCTCGCAACACGCTACGGTGTCAGGCGGGAGACCGTCCTCATCTCCCGGCACTTCACGCATGCCGAGGAAGTGTTTACACGCGAAACATTGCTTGCTTACGTCCGGCACGCTCATGGCTAGGCTCCTCCGAGGAGGTACTTAATAACGTACTGCTCAATTTCGATGGGGAGCGAGCCGTTGGCGTAGTTGGGTTCCGTCACGAGGGCGAAGCTTTCCGCGATTTCTTCATAGCGGTTGGTCCCACTGTACTCGCTCACGTTGCGCTTGAACCATTCCTTACGCGGGACCGCGATTCCACGACGTTGGAGCTCCGAGACAACGCGCTCCCACTCGGCCAGCGCTTGCGGAGTGGAAAGGTTGTGCGAGTACTCGTGGCGCGTAACGGTGCGCTGCTGCCACTCGCCGCCTTTGTCGGAGCCGATGCCCCACCGCTTCCCGGTAGCCGCCTCGAAGTTACGCGCGGCGGCGGCGGACGCCTCGCCTCTCGGCTCGTTGACCGCGAGCCATCCCGGGCCCGCGAGATGCGCGCGCCCGCGCGTGGGGTGCGTGGTAAAAATCTTCTTGGTGGCCTTGGGCGCGCTGGGGAATTTCGCGTAGAGCGCATCGAGCTCCGACACGATGACGTTGAGCTGCGCGAGGCGGGCCTTTGCGCTGGGAGCTGCCTTCCCCCATACGCGCGCTTTCCCGGGCGGAGCCTTGTCGGCCACTTCGGCCCCGAGAACATTGTTGGCGTACTCCCGGGCCTCGGCTTCGGTGGCGAACACTTTGCGGTCCGCGAACGGGTTGGCATCTGCCTTCTTGGGCTCTGCCGCTGGCGTCGGAGGCACTACAGCGAGCTTCGGAGACACGGGCGTGGGCTCGGGAGGCTTCGCTTTCGGCCGCGCGTCCACGAGGGTTACCGCATCCGTGTTGAGCAGTAGCGCGAGCTGGATGCGGATGCGCTCCACCGCGCGAGGCGTGAGCCGCTCTTCGCCGGGGAGCTCCACCGTGGCGGGGTTGAGGAGGAGCGTGAGCTCGCGGCGCGTACCGAGGAGTGCTTTGAGCTCAGGCGTCCACGTGAGCGGCATGACTTCGCAACGGTCCCATGGATGCGGCGAGCCGGGAATGCGCGTGAGAGGGAACACCCCGGCCCCGAGCCCGTACCAATCGAGCTTGGCGAGGGCATCGCACACGTCCGGGACTCGTTGCGTGCCGCGGTTGGGTGAGAGTGTCCACCGCCCGAGCGCGATGTGCGGGTCACGCTGGAAGTGCTGCACCTCCGCCTCTCGCCGCGCGTTGTGCGTCTCCGAAAAGGCGATGCGCTTGGCGTTGTGCTCCATCGAGTACGCCGCGCCTCTCGTGCCTACGGGGAGCGTGGCGATGATGGGGTAGAGCGCACCCGGGGTGCTGTCTCGCCCCATGACGTAAGGCTTGAGCAAGAGCGCAAGCTCCTCGGGGCTCATCCCTTGGAGAAGTGCGCGCCTCGTGATCGCCGCTACCTCGGCGGAGGCGTTCAGCGTGTGGCCGTGGAGGAGCGTGGAGAAGGTGCTCGTGGTGCGCTCGCCACCGAACGATTGCGCGATGGTGAGCTGCGGGACCACCACCGCGCCCACGGTCGCATCCTTCACCGTGCTCCGCGCCACACGCTGCATAGCGGCATCCCACACCGCGAGCGTGTCATCGAAAGCCACGTCGGTGCCGGTTCTCACCGCGGTGGCGATGCGCGCTTCGAGGCGTGTTGCGGCAAAGTCTACGTTGGACAGTGACGCATGCGCGGCGAGCTCCGCATCTGCGGGGAGCTGGCCGATGAGCGCCCCGAGCTCGTCCCCGAAGCGTCGGAGCGCCGCGTCAATCTGTTGAGCGGTGGCTACGTCAATCGCGTATGCGCGCGCACGAGACGCACGCATCGCTTCGAGGTACGCGGAGGGCGTCACGCCTAGTCGATAACGAAAGAGGCGGTGACATCGCGCGGCGGGTTCGCGGCAAACTCCGCCTCCCACATCGCTCCGCGCGTAGCGCTTACACGCCTACGGATGTTGTGGAAGTTGGCCTCCACGATGTCGCACACGATGGCATTGCGTCCGGTGCGGAGTGCAGCCTCGGCGGCGGGCCCTGCACCCGCACACGGGTCCAACACCGTCATCCCCGGAAGCGTGGAAGCGATGAGCTGCTCCTCGAAGAGCCATACGGGCTTTTCTGTCACGTGGCGACGGCGAGAGCTCGGCACCACGGGGCCCGTCCACTTCGCCTTGGCGTATCCGCGGCTGTAGTAGCAGCGGCGCTTTTTCGCGAGCACGCAAAACTCCAAGCCGCTGACGTAGAAGTGCTGGGCGTTGACGGGGGAGGGGTTTGTTTTCTCCCATACGCCCACGCGCGGGAGGATGAGTCCGTGCGCGCGGAAGAGGCGCATGAGCTCCGAGACTTGCATCGTGCCGCACCACACAGCGAAGGTGCCCGAACACACGCGCACGAGCTCCTCCACGAACGGCGCGAGCTCGAAGGTGGCCACGTCGGCATAGCCCTTATCGAGCTCGCGGAGCCCGCCCTGATCCTCGGCGCGATCATTTACCTCGTCATAGGGGATGTCAGTGAGCACGAGCTCCACGGCGTTGGCCGGAAGCGCGCGCATGATGTCAAAGCAGTCCCCGTGCTCGATGCGGATGGACAAAACAAAGCCCCTCGGTTAGAAGTCCGAGGGGCAATGTTATTGTCTTTTAGGCAGTTACGCCATCCGTGCGTAGTTGGCGGCTACTCTTCCGCGTCGGGGTTCGGCGGTGGTGCGGCGGGAGCACCACCTTTCCCTCCCTTGTGGAGCTTGAGCGGTGGAAGGTTGCCGCCCATCATCGGGGGCATGTTCGCCATGTTGACCGCGCCTTGGTGCTGTGCATCGGTGAGCTCGCGGAGCTCTTGCTCGATGCGCTCGCCCACCGTCATGGTGGTGGTCACCGGCTCGGGCTTCGGCGCGTTGGGGTCCAGCGGGTCCGCGTTGGGGTCCGCGGGCGGGAGGTCCGACACCTCCACCTTCTTGGTGAGGTCGATAACGTCCGCGCCTTCGAGCCACGCCATCGCGAGCTGCACCTTCATCTCTGGCGTGAGCGGGAGCGAGAGGATGTAGTCCTTCGCGATACGCGCGATGCGTGAGGCCTCATCTTCCAACCGAAACTCGGTCCCGCGCTTCACATAGAGCTTGTCCGCACCCGCGGGCGCTTCGCCCGCCATCTGTGCGGCGATGTAGAGCGCGTTAGTCTCCACGGAATCGAGCTCGCAACACACGGACACCAAGAGCGGCTTTAGATCGAGCTGAAACTCCGCGGAGAGGGCCGTGCCCGATGAGCTATCGGCGCCGCCACTCTGGCTCATCGCCTCCGCGGCCTGACGCTTCGCACCAAGCGCCCAATTCTTCACTCCGAGCTCAATGAGCGTGATGCCAGCGGCCACCTCATTGGAGTCCGCTGCGAGGCGCTCCAATTTCGCGCGGTCCCCATCGCCCAAGCGCACGAGGCGCGTACCGTTGCGGAGCTGGTTGTCCACTTCCGCGCCGTCCGCGCCCGTGTGCACGAGAAGGCCAAACGCGGCATCGCGATAAGCCTCGCGCATTTCAGAGGTGACGTTGAAGAGGTCGATGATGATGTCATCGAGCCCGTAGAGGAGCCCCGTGCCCATGAAGGCGAGGTCCGGGTGCGTGCCGTACTTGACCGGGATGAGCGGGAGCATCGGCTCGCCATTCGGTGAGACGAGATTCCCGAGGGCCACCGCGGGCGCCGGGTTGCCGTTCCTGTCTACGCTCACGCCGTCGCTATCGAGCCGCGTGATGTTGGTGCTGCCCGCGGTGTCCAGCTCATAGAGGATGTGGTGGACGGTCTCGCCCTTGTCCTCACCCTCGGGAGAGCGAAGGTCCACCCACTCGCGGAACTTCACATAGCGGAAGCCGTTGGGTGAGCGCCCCATGTCCTCCACGGCGCTCCATGGCACGAAACGGAAGAAGGGGCGCTTGCCCGTGGCTTGCTCATCGGCCTTGGTGAGCTCCCCGTTGCCTTGCGGTGCATCAACCACGATGAAGCCGCCCACCGAGGAGAGCATCCATTCCAACACCTCGCCCCCGATGAAATTGCTGAGTGTCACGCCCGTCTTGGTGGCGTCCGCGTGGAGGTCGCGCGCTACGCCGCCCGATGGCGTGCCGTCCGTGTCCACCGTGCCCGTGGCCAGCGGTCCCCATTCGTACTTGACCGTGGTTCCGCGGATGTGCCCGAGTATCTCCTTGAGGTAGGAGCTATTGAGCTGGATGCCGTAGCCGTAGCTCGCACGGCGCAAGTCCTCGGGGTTGCTGTTCCCCTCGAAGCGATGGACCACGAGGAACGGCGAGAGGTGGCGGCGCGTAGCGAGGTAGGAGGCGCGGAGGCGGCGCTCATCTTCCACCCACCGCGCGCGGCTCGTGTGCTGGCGCCCGGGGTTGGCAAGCGTGGTGCGTGGTGGCATGGATGCGAGAAGGGGAGGGGTTTACGGGTGAGCCGCGGGAGGCTCGGTGCTACGCGCTAGGAGGGAGAGCGCGAGGAGGGAGATAAACAGCCACAAAATAGGCATTGCCTAGGCAAAGTGGAGCGGCGGGAGGTTGGCGATGCGACCACGCATCCGAACACGCCACGCCGCCGCGGCGAGTGCGAGCGCACACACGGTGTCATCGTGGTAGCCCTCGGGCGCGGAGTAGCGCGTGCCCGTGCGCGTGTGCTGCCACTCGAACACGTCCATCTCCGCGAGCATCTCCTTTCGGTCCGGGATGCCCACCATGCGGCGCCCGTCGATGCTCGGATGCGGCGTCTGCACACACCACGCGAGCCCCTCCATGAGCTGTTGCTTGGAAGAGCTTGAGAAGTGGTAGCCGTGGAGGTGCGAGGCCTTGGCGTTGAGGCCTTCCACGATGGGGTCACCTACGCCCGTGGAGTCGATGAGCGCGTAGACCTTCGCCTTGTCCAAGATGCGTTGGCTCGTCGTGGCCCATTGCACGCCCTTCCATCGCTCGAAGCGGCACGGTGCACCACTCTCATCGAGCGCGATGCCCACGGTGTAGTCCGTACTCTTCGCCAAGTCCCATCCCCACACGAACGGCTCAGTAGTCGCGAGCGCCATCTTGGCCGCGTCGATGTGTGCGAGACCGAACGGGTTGCCGCCATCGTCGGACGGGATGCCGAGGTAGAGCTCCTTGAACACATCCTCGGGAAGGTCGCGCTTGGCGCTCTCCACTTCCGCGAGGTCGAGCACGCCCGCCTCAACCGCGTGGTAGGCGGTCCATAGCTCGTAGAGCATGCCATCCTCTCCCGCTTCGGCACGGCGAGCGAGGAGGTAGTGGAAATTGCGGCGCCCTTTGACGTTCCCGATGACGCGGAGCTTTCCCTTGGTGGCGGTGAGCACGGACCGGATGGCGTGCCACGACGCCTCACGCATGCGGCTCGCTTCATCGAGCACCACCGCGCGGACATCTTCGCCATAGAGGTTGTCCGGCTTCTCCGCCGTCTTGAACCACACACGCGCCCCGTTGGGGAGCGTGATGACCATCGGGCTTTCGGTCCACTTGTAGAGCGTGCGCGTGCCGAGCCGCACGAGCGAGCCATCCTCGGCTTTCTCCGCGAGCGAGAGGAACCGGAGCATGCGCTCGAAGGCGATGCGCGCCTGTCCGTAGACCGGCGCCACCCACCAATAGTTGTCACCCGCGCGTCCATGGAGGAGCGCCTCCTCGTGGAGCCAGATGATGCAACCAACCGTCTTACCCGTCTTGGTGGACGCCTCGATGATGGCCGTGCGCGCGTCTCCGAAGATGACGCGCTCTTGGTACGGCGTAACCGGAGGCCGCGTGTAGTGGATGCGGTGCTGGCGCCGATAGCCACGCGAGGCGCCTATCAGCTCGGGCGCGTGCGTCATCCCGCGGCCTTCGGTATGGCCATCGTGATGTGGTACTCGGCTGGCTCCTTGTCCTTCTCAGAGTCTACCTTCGCGGGCTCAAGGAGCGCGTGGTGCTGTGACAGCATGCGGAGCGCCGCCACCTTGTCCCACAACTCCACATCGTACTCCACCTCTTCATGGCGCTCACCATCTTCCTCCCACGAGCGCGTTTTCACCTTGACCTTCTTGATGAGGCGACGGACCGCGGGCGGAAGCGTGGTGAGGTCTTTTACTCGCACGCCACCGAACGGGGTGATTTCGATGATTTCCCCGAGGTCGCTGTTGCCAATGCTCGTGAGCTCACGGATGACTTCCGCCGCTTGCCCTTCGAGCGCACGCACCACCTCAGCCTTCTCCGCCGTCTTAGCGAGACCCTCAGCGGAGCCCATGGCCTCAGCCTGTAGCTCCGCTATGCGCGCGGCCACTTTAGGGTCACGTAGCAAGCGCGATGCGGTCACGTGCGCGCTCTTCACACCGAATCCCGCTTGCTTCGCGGCATCGGTGCCATTGAGCGTGACGATGTAGTGGCGCGCAAACGCTTCTCGCTTCTCGCTTTCGAGCGCTGGCATTGGGGCGGGAGGATGTGAAAAGCCCCGGCTCTCGGGGTTGTCTCGCTGGCCGTGGGTGTTGGCCGGGGGGAGACTAAGAGAGCCGGGGCTTTTAGCTCGGCGGTATGAATTGTCTTAGCGACAATTTACACCACGAGCTAATAATGCGGCGGGATTTAGCTGTTGGCGGTAGAGCGTTTGCACGCTAGTAGACGCTGCTCCCAAGCTGGATTGCGCCTCCATCCACAAGGTTCTCCGCATTTGAGTCTTTCGCCCATTGCGCGCACGTGGTGGTGAGGATGGGCGTGCTGCCCGTCATTCCCACGGCGTACTCAGGGCCCATGTCCTCCGCGCCTTCTTCGCCATCCACGAGCTTGATGGTTAGTACGGCATCGGCCTTGAGCTCCCGGATAGTGACTTCCTCGAAGCCATCCTCATAGAGGCCGCACCCCTCGTGCTCATGGAGTGCGCCCGATGCCGAGGTGGCGGCGTAGTGGAAACACTCACCGCCCTCCTCGATGAAAAACACGCGCGCATCAGTCTCGTACTCGGTGGCTGCGGCTGTTGGCGCCGTGCGCTTGGTGTCGCTCAAAGTGCACCCGCCTTCTTGTGGTAGTGCTTGAGCGCCTCAACGGCGCCGAGTGAGTGCACATCGCGCTCGGGCATGTCCATTGCGGTCTCTGCGATCATACGAACCCCGCACCAATACACGAGGTATCGAGGGAGGAGCCGCACGAGCCACGCGAGAAACTTCTCGGAACGCGTCATGCGACCTTACCGCCATGACGGTACGGGCGCGAGGCGTTGAAGGCCATCTTGGTGAGGACGGCCTCGTGAAGGTCGATGCCTTCCGTCGCGGCGTGGTCGAAGATGCGGATGAGCGCGTCCGCGAGCTCGATGGCGTATCCCTCGGGCTTGCCGTTCTCACCGAAGTACGTAGTGGTGAGTGGCATGCCCTTCCGCCACTCTTCGAGCGCTTCCGAGAGCTCGGAGTGGATGAGGGCGATGATGAGCCCCGGGTCGCGCGGCGTATCGTGCCACCCCGCGAGCTCCGCGATGCGGAACGCTTCATCCGCGAGCGCGTTGAGTCCCGCGCTTCCTGCTCCACGTGCGAGCCCCATGAGCCACGTGGCGGTGTGCTCCTCGCGCTCCCCGGACTCGGACATGCGGCGGTTAAACGTCACGGCAGAGTAGACAAAGGCCGCGGCGACAGCAAAGAATCCCGCGGCGAGGAGACCGCCCGAGATGTAGATAGCGGTGGAAATCATCGCGTGGCTCCTTTGCTGGTGCGGTACGAGGCGCGGGCGGCGAGGTTCGTGAGCTCCTCCACGAGCGGGGTGGCTTTGTTGCTGTTGATGGCGAGGCGCTCCGCGGCGATGCGGATGCGAAGGAGCTCTCCGAGGAGCTCCTTGAGCTTGCCTCCCACTCCCCCGAGCGCCACGAGCACGAGGAGGAGGAGGATGGCGATGATGGTGGTCAAGCGGCCACCGCCTTGGCTGGAAGTCCAAACAGGCGGAGGTTGCGAGCGGCGCGGCGCGCGCGCTTGTCCTTCGCGCGCTGAATCACGCGAGCGACTACTACGGGGTTGGTGGGCCGGTTGCCGTGAAGGCCGATGTTACTGCGGCGTCTGCGGAAGTTGGGGCGAAGCGCGTCTTGGTACCATCGCGGGAGGCGGAGGAATCGCGCCAACGCGCTGAGGCGGCGAACCTTCTCGTGCTCTTTCGCTGCGGCCCTCTTTGATGCCGGGAGCTTGGCGAGCCCCGCGCCTACTGCTGCACCCGCCGCGGAGACCGCGGGAGCGAGGAAGCGGGCCATCCGCTTCCTTAGACTTCTTGGTGAGCCCAACATAGTTGTTTCTCTCCTTGGGTTGTTGTCTCACGGGTTCCGGTATGAGCCCGTGAGACACATTTTATGTTCGCGCGGGCTGGCCCGCAAGAGGTAACGCCACGCCGAGGTATTGAGCCATGGCCTCGGCATCCATCCTGAGCTCACCCATCTCGATGAGCTCCGCGGAGGTGCACTCCACCACGCGCACCTTTCCATCTGTGAGGGGGAGGTAGGCGGCGCACACTCCGCACACGCCCGCGTCCCCCGGAGGTGGTCGAAATGAGCAACACACGCCCACGGGGCCGAGGAGGTGAGGTTGCGCCTTGTGCTTGTGTCCCGCGGGACACACGAGCGCGCGCGCCGGGACATCGTGGACGCGCCGCACCGTGAGCTTGCGGTGTCCGCCACTGGCCACAAGGCTCATCGGCGCACCACCCGCGTTGGCTCTTGCGAGAGGTAGGAGAGGAGCACGGCCTTGGCTTCCTCCGCGCCGTTGCACACCACCACCAAGAAGCCGCGCGCGCGGTGGATGTCGTGCCACTCGCGTTGCTCATCGCTCACATCGGAATCCACGCCGTTTACACGCTTCATCTCGATAAGAAGCCCGTGGTATCCACCGCGAGCCACGAGGAGCATCACATCCTCCACTCCCTTCTTGAGTCCTTCGGCCTTGAGGCGCTTGGCTACGCTCATCGCCGTCCGTGCGCCGTTCGGCACGGCAAACATCTCTCCGAGCTCGGGGAGCGCTTTCTTGGTGACTCTCGCCCACGAGAAGAGGGCGCGTTGCTCGTGGTGTTCCAGCGGCACGCGCGCCACCTTCGCGATGCGCTCCGAGCGCGCGGGCTTCTCCATCTTCACAATGCGGCACTTCGCGAGCTGCGCGCACACCGAGGCGGGGCCGCACTTCATCGGGCACCCGTTCATCGAGCCACCATCGCGGGCGCGGCGGGCGCCGAGGTGGGCGCCTCCGCGGGGACGATGGGGCGGTCACACGCGGCATGGCACGCGCTCCCTTCGAGGCACGCGGGCCACGTGCAGTTACGGAAATGCTTGGGAGTGTCCATTACGCGGCCCTCCCGGTGAGATGGTCCGGGTGGTCCTCGGCGCGCATGTACTTACCCACCCACCGAAGGGTTGCGGTGAACGTCGGGAGGTCTCGCGCCTTCGGGAAAGACACCTCGATGTTGTCCTCCGCCATCGGGTTGTAGACCTTCGGGCGATACACGAGCCCAACGAAGTCCGCGGCCTCGCGCATCCCCTGACTCCACCGGAGGTGGTGGAGCTGCGGGCGCGGCGTCTCGCTCTTCTCCACCGCCGAGGCGTCCACTTGGCACGTGGCGATAACTGCGATGTCTAGCTCCTTGGCTACGCCCTTGAGCTCATAGGAGATGTTCGTAAGTGCGAGCGCGATCATCTCATCGTCCTTCGAGCGGATAAGCTGGATGAAGTCCACCACCGCCACCTTGAGCGCGGGGTGTTTTGACTTGAGGTGTCGGAGCCGCGCGCACACTTCGCCCACGTCCGGGCGCGGCGTGTCATCGATGTGGAAGGGGAGCTTGGCGAGCGTGGCGCCCGCCTCGGTGAGGCGCCGCCACTCGTCATTATCCAAGCGCCCCTTGCGGAGCGCGCCGGACTCGATGAAGGCCAAATTGGAAAGGCACCGCTCCACGAGCGCGGTGGAGGTCATCTCAGCGCTCACCATCGCGCCCTCTACGCCGTAGTCGAGCGCGGCGTTAAGGAGGACGCAGACGCCGAGCGCCGTCTTGCCCGAGCCGGGGACGCCCGCGAGGATGATGAGGTCTCCTCCGCGGAAGCCGCCCACGTGCTCATCGATGGCCGCGTAGCCCGTGCGGATACCCGGAGGCGCTTTCCCGTTCGCGCGGGCCTCGATGTCCGCCATCACTTTCCACACGTGCTCACCCGCCGCGCGGAAGCCTCGCTTGGAGGTGACCGCGGCCACGCGCGTGAGCTCCCCGGCGACAGTCGCGGCGATGGCCACGGCCTTCTCCTTCCCTTCGCGCGCCGCGGCTTCGAGCTGGCGCGCGGCGGCAATGAGCGCGCGGCGCTCCGCGTACTCGCGGACAATCTTGGAGTGGTACCCGACATTGACGGCGGTGGGGACAGCATCGAGGAGCTCCCCGATGTACTCCTTTGGTATCTTCTCCGCCTCGCCCGCCCGCTTGGCCGCATCGTGGAGCGTGAGCGGGTCCAACACTTCGCCCGTGGAGCGGAGCGCCGTGTAGGCGCGCCACACCGCGCGGTGGCGCTCGATGTGGAAATGCTCCTCGTGGAGGATGGCCGAGGCCACCGTAAAGGCGTCCTCCTCCATGAGACACGCGGCAAGCACCGCCGTCTCGGTCTCAAGGGAATAGGGGAGGTCTAGCTCGCGGCTCACGCTGCCCTCCGCGCGCGGATGTAGGCGTGGAGCTGGCGCCCGAGCCATTGCGTATAGAGGGGCGGGATTGCCTCGGTGATTTCATCGAGGGTCATCCAGTCTATCCCCATAGCGTCCGCCGCGAGGTGCGAGGTGCGCCACGCGCCCACTTCCACGGTGCGCCTCTTATTGGCGCGGTTGGTGGCTTGCGGAAAGCGCGCGGTCTGCCACCCGTGGTTACACGGCGTGCCCACGAGCGGGATGTTGGACTCGAAATAGCGATGCCGCCGCACATCGAGCCCGAAGGCGGAGCCACACACACGCACCGCGTTGAGGAGTGGCGCCCCTTCGACGTTTTCGATGATGTAGGGGGCGCCGGTAGCGCGGAGACGCTCGCGGGTTGGGGCGATAAGGTCGAGTCGCGGGCGAACGTGGCCCGGGCGCCGCTTGTAGGCGGTGAACGCCTGACATGGCGGACTCGCGTGGATGGCGTCGAAGTCGTGACCGCTGGCGAGCACCTCATCGAGGTAGGCCAGCGCGTCACCCTGAATAAATCGAAAGGGGTAGTTGGGTTGTGGCTCAAGGTCTACGCCAACCACCTCGAAGCCCGCATCTGCGTATCCGCGGCCCGCGCCACCCGCCTTGCAATAGAGGTCTAGAAGGCGGAGGCTCACGAGGCCACCGCCCGGAGACGCTTGGCCACTTCCTCAGCGGCCCATTGGGTTGAGCGAGCCTTCGCCGCGATGTCCCATGGTCGAACCGCTTGGAGCTCTCGCTTGGCGTCCTCCTCGGTTGGCCACACCCCGGCCTTTACGGCCTCCGCGATGCGCGCGGTGTAGTCTCCACCCTCAAGCGTGGTGAGCTCGTGCTTTTTGTAGAGCTCCCACCGCTCCACGGATGGCGATGTTCCGCCGCCGTGCGCTGGTGCTTCGAGGTAGTCACGCCACCGCTCGTTAGGCCCGTAGAAGGTGGCGGCTTGCATTACGTACTCGGTGGAGTCCTTGCCCGTCGCGCGGATGTGCGCCGCGTAGTTGGTGGTGGCGATGATGAGCTCATCCTCGCTCACGCCCTCGCGGAGACGTGCCACCCACGCCTTGTGGGCGGGCTTCTTCGCGTTGCCGCCAAAGCGCTTGGGGTAGAGCTCCCACGCACGGAGAAAGTCCGCCGAGTGGTCATTGGCCTCTGGCGCTGGCTCTCCATTGTCCTTTGCGCCCCAACGGGCGCGCATCCCGGCCTTTCCGGCCTCACTCTGCTTGGAGCGATACTCCACGAGCCCCGTGTAAACGGTCCATTGCTTCGGGTTGCGAAGGCGCCCGGACTCGGTGGGCTCGAATTGCGCGCGCACCTTGGCGCCCGCGGTCTCCCATCGCTCCCCCAGCCCGGAGAGGATGGCGAGTTCCGCATCGTCATCGGGGAGCGTGCACGGCTCGGAGGGGTCCGCCCACGCATCACACAGGAGCTGGATGAAGGCGCCGCGCTGCTCGGGCGTCATCAACCGAACCGCACGACCCGCCATCCAATCACGGACGTAGAGCGGCATGGCGGGGAAGGGGAGCTCGGGTTGGCTCCGCTCAGTCATCGATACTCACCCCGAGCACCGTTCGCACGTCGCACGTGATTTCCACGAGCTCATCGCGGAGCTCGGCCATGAGCTGCATCGCTACAGCGTGTTGGCCGTTGGAGTAGTAGCGGATCGTGCGCGCGGAGAGCTCCGAGAAGGCACGGGCGAGCGCATCGAGGCGCTCGGGGATGCTCGTTCCGTTCGCGAGGGCCGCGCGGCCTTCCGCCGTGAGCTCGAAGCCGGATGACTTAGGCATTGAGCACCTCCGCCACCATCGCCTTCCCCTCATCTGTGAGCGTGCCGGTAACGGTCTGCCACCCGTCCGCGGTCACGAGTCGCACGAGGCGCCGCGTTTGCAACAGCACCACGGCGGTATGCTCCACGGGCATCGTGCGCCCGGAGTCCTTATCCAGCATGTCGAAGGTGAAGGTGAGCGCCGAGCCATTGCGGCGCCCGCGAAGCGTGTGGCCTTCGGCAATCGCGGCGACAATCTCAGGGCCGTCCAGCGGGGTGGGCCTACGCATTGTCCACCGCCACGAGCACGTAGCCGCCATCGCGCTGGCGATCCGTCTCGATGAGCTCCCGCTGTTCGCGGAGCCTGAACACAATCGGACACACGGACTGAATCTTGAGGCCGAGGTCGAATGCGAGCTCCGCGCGAGTCGAACCGTAGGCGCCGTGGATGCGGAGGTGCGCGAGGATGCGCTCGCGGTGCGTTGGGTATAACTTTGTGAGCCGCTCGGCATTGCGCCGCGAGGTCGCAATGTGCGGATGGTGCGGGAGAAGCCGGGGGGTAGAGCCCGCGGCTTCCATGGTTGGGGTTCTCATGGTAGCCTTTTCTTGGGTTGTGTGACGCGGGGGAGCGCCGCCATAGCGCTGTATTCCGCCCGCGGGACAACAATAGCACTGTTATAGTAGCAAAGCAAGCCTGTGGGACAACATTTTTGCCGCGAACATAGCGCGCACCATGGCGCTTTACTGGTCACGGAATTGGTCACGGTAGGCTGTCGGGTGCTGTCGCCCTATGCCGTAGAGTGTCGCCTCGCGGGCCTGAAATTGAAGCCCGTAAGGCTTGAGATGTTGTCTGTGAGGCTTATCTCAGAGCTCGAAAACCGGAGAACGGGCAACCGTTTCGTGAGTTCGAATCTCACCCTGTCCGTGACGACTCGGCGCTTGGCTTCCGTGGGTCTCGACGACCTGCGCGGGGTTGAGCGCCGAGGTGCAAGTGGAAGCGAGTGTGTAGGGACGAGTGGCCGAGTGGTTTAAGGCGCACGCCTGGAAAGTGTGTGTACGTTAATAGCGTACCGTGGGTTCGAATCCCACCTCGTCCGTTGTAGCGCTTTGTGTTGAGCAACGCACGTGGTAGCCTCTTGTGAGCCGTGAATGATGCCGGCTTTGCAGTGAGTGAACTCGGTGAGCGAACTCGCTCCCGTCGGGCACTTGAGCGTGCTTCGTTCCTGCTTACGAGCGCACGCCTCGTACCGATTGGATCGTGCGCGTGATGGGATGGTCAGCTTCGTTGCCGCAGAGATTCGGCCGCGGAAATCGCGTACATCGCCGAGATACTTAGAAGCAAAACAGGCCCGCGCAGAACGCACGGGCCTGCTTTGTCTTGCCGCTAGTACACTCCGCTATTGGCGACGCGACGAGGACTGAACGTGCCCGTTCCTTCTATGCCGCCTGCTGTGCACGGGTCGTTCGTCGCGACGGTCAAGTTGACAGCGCCGGTCGCTAGCGTCCTGTATTCAAGCCGACAGTTATTTACCAGCAAGGACGTGTTTGTGGAAGACCAGGTTGCATTTGCCAGCGGTAGACTCTGCCAAGTCGTGGTGATTGCGCCGATGCCGGTCACTAGCTCAACGCCGGGCTCCGAGACGGCGCTCCAAAACACGTCGCCCGCCGCAGGGCTCGGCAATTGGGTCGCGACGCCATCGGCGGTGCGAACTCCATAGACCAACGCCGCCGAATCGGTCTCCTGATAAGACGAGGACCGGCACTGAACCTGTTGGACGCCGGTAGACGGATCCGGAGTCGACCAAGGACACGTCTGCCACGTCTGTATGGCGGTTGTTTGTGTTGTCCTTCGATTGATCGTCACAATGACTCGATCGCCCAGAGGGGAGTACGCCGCTCGCGCGTCGGCAGTCTGGAAACTGCCATCCACCCCAGTCGTGTCGCCGCACACGTAGCCCGTAAAATGAACAGTAAAGGGTGGGAAAGTGTCAGTATGGAACGTCGCGCCCTGCTGCCTACAAAAGTGCGAAGTGTTGTTTGCAAGCGGCACGGTGATCGTGCTCAATGAGTGGGTTGTGCCCGTGGCGACGGCCTTCACGGACACGTTGAACTGTTCGGCTGTCGCGCTCTGAGATGCCTGGACTAGGACGACGCTATCGCCGTTGTGTGAGAGTTGGAGCTCGGAGTAGGCCGAGCCGCCAGTGATGGCCGACGGCAGCGTGTCGGGGTTTGCCGCCTCAGTCCAGGCGTTGCCCTTCAGCACGAACGCGCGGCTCTTAAAAGACGAGTCGCCGAAAAAATCGATTCGGTGGCCGCCATGCATCACAGTCATGTAGCCGCCTGACTCTCCCGTTGAGAAGAGCGTATCGCGCACGGTCGAATCTCGCATCGCGACCACCCGTCCGTTGACGCTCCAGACACGGTTTCCACAGAGCGGTGCACCGGGTCGTTCAGCCGCGCGCTTTAGAGATTCGTACGCATTCGTGAGATAATGTTGTGTGCCGTCCGGTCCCGTAATCGATCGGTTTCCGCGCTCGGCGCCTTCGAGGATATAGGCGCGAAGCGAGTCCACCATAATTGTGCTGTCAAACGAAAGAAGAAGCCCCGCGGTGCCGGCTACGAGTGGAGCCGAGAACGATGTTCCGTCTGCAGATCCTTCTACAACGGTATCGCCTTGAGCTTGAATATAATTCGACGTTAGGTCCTCTCCGGGCGCGTAAACATCTACTAGCCGCCCATAGCCCGAGTATTTCGTCGAGTGTGTTCGTTTTCTTGTACTGCCAGCAACGATGAGTGAGCGAAGCGGCAACGAATCGTGGAGAATTGGCATAACGGACTGAAACGCATCGAAATTGCTGTCGCCGGCAACGGTAACAATGAGCGGTAGATGTTTGCTGTTACTGGAGCGGCGCAGGTAAAACATCATTGCATTGAAGGCTTCAAAGACTTTAGCTGTATCTGCCTTTGTGCTCAGACGCCGACGCCAATTTTTCCAATACGAAATATTGACGACCTTGACGCCGGCGGTCCCTTCCTGTTCGATCAGTTGACCGTAGTCAGCAAAGGTGGGTTTGTAATAATCCGACAGTTCGACCAAACGCAAACCTGCCCGCCACATTACACCTGTCATGCCGGAGGAATTGTTGCCGCGTGCCGCCAAGACGGCACTAACTCGTGCGCCATGCTGCAAAGTGTCTACAGGATACGCGTTCAGGTTAGAGGAGCCGCTCGCCACGTTTGACGAAAGTTCCTCATCAAGGAAATTATGGTCGATCACCGAGATCTGAGCGTCAGTGCTTCCAGTGCTGCACCCCCATGCCATTGGCGCGTTGATCGCTTCGAGCGCCCAGTTGTCTTCCTCTCCTATCGAGTCTGGCCAAAGCTTCCATTCAGTCCAGTTCGGACCATCGCGCGGCTTTAAAGATGCGGGCGACGCTCCGTAGGTAGGCGCTGCAACCTCTACCTGAGGTAGTGTTTTCAGCCTGGTGACTGCGCCATCGAGCTGCGTGCCAGAGCCATCATCCGCGACCTGGACATAGTAACATCCGTCACCTGTCGACATAGGGGCACCGCCGACGACTGTCCCATTCACGTAGGCAACCGCCAACTGCCGATCTGGAAGGGTGGTTGCATCCCTGAAGCAGAGAGTGATTACGCGCTTGAGGAAGTCGTTGTGCTCCGGGCCGACCCAACTTGAATCATTGCTGAACCACGTCGGCTTCGTTGCGGGAGGCAGCGCAGTCACGTTCTGCTCTGCGGGAAAATCGGTCGAGATGAGAATGCTCATACTTACAGCTGTAACTGTGTTGGGCACGTTGAATTTCCAAAGCTTGTTGCTTGTGTATCCGCTTGGCGTAACGATCTGGTTGTAGTTGAAATACGGTTGGTTCGGAGCCGTGAAGGTGCTGGTGCCATCCGCATTCGCGACGCTCACGGTTCCCGTGCCGGCCGTCACGTGAAAGTCGGAAATGAACACCTTCACGCCGGTGACCGTCGATCCATTGAGCGTGCCAATCGGTTGCTTGAGTAGGTTCTGCACGTACGCGGTGAACTGCCACGTATGCGCGACAGTGTCCTTCACGAGACTGACCGGAAAGAAAATGGCGTATGTAGCAGTCGCACCATAAATCACACTTGCGCTCACTCCTCGCGGAGCGGCCGTAGTTGGTGCTTTACATGTAATGGTCGCAGAACTGCTCGTCATTGCGCACGTAAGCGAGAGCACGACAGTCGGTCCCTGCTGTTCTTGCGCTATCGGTTTCGATCCGCGCGTATCAAGCGGACGTTCGATGTCGCGGCAAGCGAGTGCCGCTACTGCCGAGCAGACGACGAGGAACAT